CGAAACCAGAGAGGGCGGGTGTCGTACCAATAGGGCTGTTGGTAAACAGAGACAGGTTGGGGCTTATTTTTAATAAATATACTCCACAGGGTGAGCGCGAGGTCAATGATCGAGATGATTAGGGCTGTTACAGCAAGGTTCATCTTTAATATGGAGGACCAAAAATTATTCAGGTGACCCAATTAAGGATTAAGGACATGACATTACAAAGGCATGCTCAAGATCAACTCATCCGAGCTGGGTAACTTGGCTGGCTATGGTGCCAAGTTCTGCTCACCCCGCGAGGCTGCCGAAAAATTTTGGAAGCGCAACCGACCCGATGCGTTCAAGGAATATGTGAGAAATCACGGGACGCCTGATTGGAAAAAGAAAGACGACTTTGTCTACGGGAATGCCAACGCCAAGCAGATCATGGAGGAGGCGCGCAAGGTCAAGACCGAGAACACTGGCGACATCGGTGGAGTGCTCAAGTCGGTCTCGGACGACAAGCGTGCTGCCACATTCACTGCCGAGCAGAAGCAGTTCCTCGAGGAAGCCACGCGCACCAAGGTCTTCCAGAATCACGGGACGCGCAAGGAGGGTTCGACGCTCGATCAGTGGTGCCGCGAGACTGGCAAGAATGCCTTCAAGCCCACTGACAGGTACACTCTCCAGATCCACCCGAAGGTGGTTGTGGTCGGTCTCATTGACGGACGCACCGAGGACAACGAACTTATTGAGTTCAAGAACCGAGCGGGTGGCAGGCTGTTCAACGAGGTCCGAAGCTACGAGATGGCGCAGTGCCAGGCTTACCTTCGGATGCTCGACCTGGAGCGAGGCTTCTTGGTTGAGTGCCTTCGCCGAGAAGGACAGGATCCCAAGCTGAACACGATCCCCTTCACCCGGGACGACGAGTTCTGGGAGGACACGGTCGAGCGGGTGCTGTCCAACATCTTCGACCCGCGTTTCGAGTGCTTCCGCGTCACCGAAAGCGGTCCATCAGCATCCTAGACACGTAGGGTATTTTGTCTTTATCTTCTAATAAATTACTAATAATATTAAAAAGTTCTGCCTTCTTTCTGTCCCGCTCCACCTTGCTCTTGAGGTCCCACGGATTCCCGAGCCGTTTCATGGTTGTAGTGACCCACTCCCCGTCCTTGCGGTAACTCACTTCCTGCTTTTCGTCCCAATGCATTCTGTGCACTTTCCACGGAACTCCATCGAAACGAAAGGCAACCAGCGTCATGGTCTGCACGGGCGTCTTGAACATCTGGCGGATGCGCCTCTGGATGATGGACAGGGCCTCTCTCAACTTTTCGGGTTCAGGATTCTCGATGTACTTGCGAATGTCAGTCGGGACGGGCTTTGTCTCTCGCATCGAGAAGAGAAACTTCTTTCGCTTCGGGTGCTGAATGGTCTTGTAGTCCGTGCGGGGCATGATCTCGATGGTCAGCGGGTGGTACATGTGCTTGGGAACCTTGATGATGGTCCCGTCCTTCATCTTCTTGGTCTCCGTTCCCTCCTTGGGAATGTAAACAGCCGACGAAGGGCTCAAATAAAAGCCAAAAATAGCATCTTTGACCTCCATACTGGTATTAAACGATAGAATAATTGCGAAGGTAAATGGTGCTCTACGAGTGGCAGTCGAAGATGGGCGAACTGGTTGAGATTTATGAAGAAATGAGGGACCACACAAGAGCCAATACATTTTCGGAAGCGGTCCAGCAGATTGTGAATCACGCAGAGCAATTTGATATTTCGATTAAAACGACAAAGGACGTTGATAAGTTCAAAGGTCTGGAAGGCGTGGGACGCTCGACGCTTGAACTTTTCAAGGAGTTCGTGACGACTGGTGAAATGAAACGTCTCAAAGACCTAAAAGGTGAAGACTAGTATAAAAGAAGCACGTCAGACCCGTTGTCAAGAATATGAAGTTGGTTTGTTCTTCACACTTTCTGGCGGGTTCCGGTTCCTCTTCGGTTTCTCCGTCGACTCTAGGCAGTGCTTCGGCACGGCACATAGGGCAAACAATGTTTCCATGAATATTCCAGTCACGGACACATTGATAGCAAAGTTGATGACCACATGGATTCATAGTGACCGTGGTCTTTCCACAGATGTCATCGAAGCACACTGGGCACTCGGACATGCTTTCTAATAATTAAACATCACAAAAAGACTGGTGGACATGAATATCATGTAGATGACGGCGAGGCTGAAGCGCATGGTCCGCTCGACGCTGGTGATGCCCTTCTTGACGGTTCGCAACAGGTGCATCTGGAGAGCGAACGCCAGGAAGGCAAGACCTGCCAGCAGGTAGGTGAAGGTCTTCATCGGGAAGATTCGCTTCTTCGATACGAGCGGGCTGGTGGTCACCATGAAGAAGATTCCAAACAGACAGACCAAGGCAAACGCCCGTCCAGCCTGAAGGAGCGCCATCTGGTTGTCGTTGATCTCAAGTTCGGGAGCCTCCTCGCCAGCCCTGAGTGCCTCCATGACGTACAGACGTTGGCGCTGACCCTCGACGATGAAGGCACCGCAGGTCTGCTCCATGCTCACCATGAGAGCACCAAAGGCAGTCGCAACCCCGAGGTTGGCAAGACCCGCCATACACGAGTGGTTATTAGGGACAGCGTTCATTTCTTACTTATTGTAGGAGATAAAAATATGATATCGCGGTCTGGGTTCATCGTCCCCCGAGATCGTGATCTTGAAAAAGCATTGACGGTCACCCCTGAGGTCAACACGGACTATGCTCCTCGAGGAATTCCGTTCAAAGTCTTTAGGCGAAACAAGGAAAACCTGTGCATTCCACAGTACTATGGAAAGCAACATATCGAAGCAAACCCCAGGGACAAGCGACCTGATCCTGTCACATACGAAATCCCCTTCAGTGGAAAACTTCGCAAGGACATTAATCAGCCTGAGGCAGTTAAGAAGGTTCTGGAATCTATGAAAAAATGTGGCGGTGGAGTGCTTTCATTGCCGTGCGGATTCGGTAAAACGGTTTGCGCCATCAAGATCGCAAGCAAATTGGGTGTCCGAACTATGATCATGGTGCACAAAGAGTTCCTCGCCAATCAGTGGAAGCAGCGGATTGAGCAATTCTGTCCAGGAATGACCGTGGGGAGAATTCAGCAAGACAAGTTCGAGATTGAACATCCATTTGTCATCGGGATGCTTCAAACATTTACGTCGCGGGACTTTCCCATGGAGGCATTTGAGTCTGTGGGGCTGGTCATAGTGGATGAGGCCCACCACATATGCGCGCGGGTCTTTTCGCAGTCGATGCTTCGCATGTGTCCGAAGTACACCCTCGGGTTAAGTGCGACTCCCGAAAGGAAGGACGGACTCACCAATGTCCTCTACTGGTTTCTGGGACCACAAGCCTATATGGTGGAGCGAAAGCAGGACGACGAAGTCACGATGGATGCCATCAAGCCCAAGTTGGACATCTACTACCAGCCATTTCCCACGAGTCGCTTCGGAAAAGTTTCATTGGCAGAAGCCACCACGATGTTGGTGGAGGACGAGGAGCGCAACAAGATCATCCTGGAAAAGATGAAAGAACTGGGTCACAGAAAGGTTCTGATCCTAACTGACCGAAGGGATCACTGCTTCTGGTTAAAGGAAAATATCCCAGAGTCTGGTCTCTACATCGGTGGAATGAAAGAAGCAGATCTGGATGAGTCAGCGACCAAGATGGTGATCATCGGAACATTCAACATGGCTCATGAGGGCTTAGATATTGGAGATGTGGACACGGTGTTCATGGTGACTCCCAAGTCGGATGTGGTGCAAGCCGTGGGAAGATGTATGCGAGAAGGAGGGTCACGACGCAACCCACCCAAGATCATAGATCTTCATGACAACTGGGGTCCATTCGATGCGATGTATTACAAGCGTCGCAAGATTTACAAACAATTAGGAATAATCAAGGAAGCACCAAAGAAGCAGGTCACGGAGATCCTTGAATTCTTGGATTAAAGAAAAGAAAACAAGGGTAAGTACGAAAAACAATGAACAGCTACGTTCGCAATCTGATGACCAAGCTTGATGTGGCACCGTGCTTTGACGTGGTGATCCGCGACAAACCCTTTGACCTGGTGGCGACCTTGGAGAAGCACGAGGACATTTTTCACCGAACTGACAAGATGTTCATGGTGGTTCATGAGGATGGACTCAAGGTGCCCAAGTATTCCCAGGATCGCCTTCTTGACCGTGGATGTGTAGGTGTGGTGAACAAGAAGGGCTTGAGGGACTTGCTTGTTGAACTCAAGAACAAGATGCACAACGATCCCAAGCTCAAGGACATGTTTATGGATCCGCTGAGGAATACGATGAAGAGGGACGTCCCTAAGATGTCCAAGAATGCACTCAAGGGCGTGAAGTTTGCGGTGACCGGAGTTCTAAAGCGCTGGAGCCGCGAGGAGATTGTGGACATCATCAAGAAGCATGGCGGAACAGTCACGAGTCAGGTGTCTGGAAGGACGGACTACCTCGTGGCTGGTTACGATCGTGGTAATGTCAAGTGCCGAAATGCAAAGGTTCACGACACCGAAGTTCTAAATGAGAGCGAATTCATGGAGTTGCTTAGATGTCCTTAGGCACATCGGTGGCAACGCCTGAGATGGAATACTCGATGGTGATGGGAGTTCCGCCACCGAAAAGACCACCACCGCGGCTGATCTCCCTGGGCTCGGCAAGCTTCTCACGCTTCATCTTGTAGGCGAACACCTTGCCATCCTCACCGCGGGTGGTCTCCTGAACGGTCACCACGAGCTTGCAAGTTCCCTTAACCTTCTTTTCGCGACACGCGCGGGTGAAAGCCTTCCTCGCTGCCCCGAAAGGAGTCTTGGACACAAAGCGTCCACCCTCACCAACAGTGCTCCGGGTCTTCTTGGCGCCCGGACGGCGGATATCAATAACGGTAAATGAGCGATCGGTACTCTCCATTTCTCTTTATTCTACTTGGACATTATTTTTCAACATCATGCTGGTGAGTTCACCGATGGGCTCCTTGACATTGGCAAAGTTGGGAGGGTTGGTGACGGCGAAGGGTGCCTCCGGGACGCGAATCGGATCGCCGTGGATGAGATAGAGAGACCGCGTCCTGTCATAGTAGATGATCAGAAGCAAAAGCAAAATGGCGATGATAAGAGTCATTCTTGTAGTTACTTGACAATTTTTGCCAGAGCCTCACCCAAGGTCCTGTCAAAATTTTTCGCCTCCTTCTCGCCATTGACGGTCTTTTCGCCGATGGGTCTTGCGGGTCCAACTGGAGAGGCGATAGGCGCTGCACCCGCCGCAGCATTTCTGGTTCCGGTGTTATTGTTAGTCTTTCCAACCCTGACTCCGTTGTTCCTCACATTGGCGAGGTTGGGTTTGGCGTTGATCTTGGTCTTCGGTGCCGGTGGAGCCACGTTCGGGACATTCACGGGTCCCGTGTTCTTGCGTTCCGTCAGCGTATTTTCATTTGCCTTGACGACCACCTCCTCGGCATTTCCGAGAACGGTCTGAAGTTTGTTTTCGCGAACCGGAACGACACTCTTCGCAAATCGAACTTCGTTGATGGCCTCGCGGACTTCGTTGTTGCGCGGACGCACGTTCACGAGCTTGTTCTCCACGCGATTCAACTGAGTCACTTGATTGATGTTGCGGTTGAGGACGTTCATCTCTTTCCTCTCGGCTTGATTGAGGCGTGGCTTCTCTGCAAGTTCATTCCTCTGATTCTGCATCTGGCGCAGGTTGGGTTCCGGAGCCGGAGCCGGAGCGGGAGTCTGGGCTGCCACCGCGGCACCACCGAAGATACCCGAAGCGATGTTGGCGACCCTGGTGGCGACGACCTGCCTGACATTCTCGGTCGGAGTCTTATTCTCCTTGGCGACCTTCTCGATGACGGACGCGGGCGGCACCAAGACACCGGCGATCAATTGGCGGTTTGACTTCTTGACCGGAACGAACTTGTAGCCCTCCTCGATGAGTTTCTTGAACGTGGGTCCGTCCTTGTCCATCTTGCGGCTGGTGATCGGGTTGACCACCTTCAACGGCTTCTTGGGAGCCTTCCCCTTGGCAAGCTTGATATTCTCGAGTTTGATACCTTCCTTGGCAAGAGTCTTTTTGACCTTCTTGATGGCCTCGCGTTTAGCTGAAGCTGGGACGTTAGCCATATCTACTAGTTGCTTAGATTTTTTTGAAAAATTCGAGTGATTGTCTTTGTTGTTTTACCTTGCTTGGCAGTGTTTCAAAGTCACTTATAACTCCGATGAGGCAGTTTTTGAATTTCTTAGCCACTATGTCATTATAGAAAGAAGTATAGTATTTGAATTCGCTCGCCGAAAGGGGGAGAACGACAAAATTATTTTTTGCTGTTGGGTTTTTAATATTCTTTTGTGTCTGGGTATAAAGAGGTTCCTTGTTTTTTCCTTTTGCGGTAAACAGACATGTAACATCACGGGGTAGATCTGGTCTGCACCCTTTCACCTTCATTCCAAATCTCATATTTTCATTTATACCGGCAATAGTGAATTCTTCTGCTAAATTCTTAGATATATTTTTCTTGGAAGGATCAAACAAAAATTTCAGTGAAAACAAAGAACGCGTAATGTAGACACCTTCGAATACACGCTGCATCATTTCGAAGATGTATCGAACGACGGTGGTATTTCCCTGTAGATCTTTTGGTATTTTATTGGACAACTCAAATTCTTTCACTATATTTGCTTTGTAACTGTCATATTCTGATATAAATTTCAAATCAATTAGGTTAGATTTTGTATTGATGCGACTAAAATAATCTGATAGTTTGGCACTAGGGTCTAATTTCAACATATTTTTAAACATTTCAAACCCGAATTCTGTTTGATTTTTTCCTTTTCCAAACGTCCATTTTGACAAGTAATCTTTGATTGGTTGCTTTATTCCACCAAATAGCCCACTATCATTTCCTGAGATGAAATTTACATAGATGAACAATATAATTATTTCATCCAACTCGGAAATTTTATTTACTTGTTTTACCCTTTCAAGTTTCAACCATTCATTCTTTTGTTGATCTGTTGTTTTCCCTGCTGGTGGTGATTTTGATGTATAAAAGCCAAGATCAGCCAGAAGTTTTAACATTTTCTCGTTGGGTATTGGGTTTCTTCTTCCCTTTGCCGCAACAAAAAAATCAATTAATCTAGTACGTTCAAGATTCCAATAATCACCATTGAAGACGTTGAAACCCAGCGCAAGTTCGGAGATAGCAACGGGACTTTCCTTTCCGGCGAGATCAAAGACGCGACGTTTTTCACCATTCATGATGCTCATGTGGGCACGGGAACTTTGTGGATTGAAGGGTGTGGGGCGGATGAATTGCCTCGCAAATGTGGAATAATCGTAGTTCTCTTTTATTTCGTCGCTAAAATACAGTATGCCTTGATTCATGTCATAGGTGAGAGTGGGTTTGTACACAGTGATACCACGCAACTTTTTCAAGTTGGTGGAACCTGTATAATCCTTGAACAATGTCGTCTTGCCCGAACCCGACGGACCTACAAAGAATACGTTGATTGGATTATCGCCGAATGATGAGTTGATTGTAGCGAAATTTTGTTGTAGTTGTTTGGTAAACGCGTTCCCCATTGCACCGAGTTGGAATGTTTTTATATTTGGAATAGTCATGTTGCTTGCGTTGAATATTCCTTTTCCATTCGCAGGAACCTTGTTGAAGAAAATGAACTTCTTTGGTCTTCCGAATATTTCTCTGTAGTTGGATTCGTACGTCGCCAGATTTTTCAATAGCTGGTCGTCATTTTGAGGTAGATTAGTTTTTAGGGTCTGAATTTGATTTTTAACGGTTTGAGGGATATTCCTTTCCAAGTTTCCATTGACCTTTGCTCTAAAGTTTAGGGCAGGAGCGACACGTTTGCGTCTCACCTCTTCGGCATTAATTTTGGTCGATAGATTCTGTTTACCTTCGGTGCCAGATGGGATTTGTGCCAATTTAGCTCTAAGGTTTGCGAGGTTTGTGGTTCTCTTCGTGAGTTCAATTTTATACAACTCGACCTTGCGCTTATAGATGGCTGCCTTGACATCTGGTTCAATATTCTTGTATTCGCGTAGATTGAGTGTGTTGATATTCTCGAGTGTAGCACTGGATATTTTTGGCATCAGTACATTGCTAAACTTTTTCATGAGAGCAGCGAATTTTCTTGCCCTTTCTTCGGCTTCTGCTTTTTCTCTGATCATTTTGTCAGTGAGCGCTTTCGCAGTTTGAACTTGGGCGAGAAGGTTGGTTTTCAATTGTTCGGAAACATTGGTGAGTGTTTTAATTTCACCTTCGCGAGCCACCAACTGTGATTTAATGTTGTTCAAATTTTTGTTTTTAGCACTGAGTTTGGAACGCGTAGTAGCCAAGTTGGCCTTGGCTTTCTGAAGTTCCGCAAGCGCTTTTGCCTTTTTGAAAGTCAAGTTGGCAATTTGATTTGTAAGGGTCTTTGTAACATTTTGTGAACCAGTCAGTTCCCCTTGAAGTTTGGTAATTTTACCTTGAAGTTCCTCGGAAAGATTAATCTTATTCATTTGAAGTTGCTTCACCAAAGCATTGGCTTCTTGTTTGGCAGCAACGGCGGCATTCCTGTTTTCTTTCAATTGTTTGATTTGAGCCTTCAAATCATTTAGAGTGGCATTTGAAATGCCTTGAAGTTCGGCGAGTTTGGTTTCAAGACCGGAGATCGTGTTTGCATTGAGTTTTTTGTTTTTCATAACGTTCGCGAGTGTTTTGCTGTATTTCTCAAGACCATTCAACGCCGCATTTCTTTCTGCGGTAACTTGTTTGATTTCTTCATTACTGGAATTTCTTGCAGCCAGTTGATTAATTTTGTTTTGAAGTTCCTTGGAAAGTTTGTCCTTGTTCTCTTGAAGTTTGATGATGTTTTCGCCGACCAGGTTGGTCATGGTCCCTGAATTGACTGTTTTTTTGGGTTCACCCGGGGTTACAGTCAATTTTCTCCCGAGCCCTGTTGAAAACCCTGATTCACGGTGCCAAGATTTATTCGTTTGGCGGCAAGGACTGCAGCAACGGAAGCGCTGAGGAGGGCAAGAGCTCTACTAAAATATCCAGATTTCTTTGGAGCAACAGCATTGGCAGGACTTCTTTCACTTACACCTAGCCATTTTACAATGGATACATTAGTTTTGCCATTTGATAATGTTAAAGATGGTTTTGTGATAGTTTCCCATTTTAAAACAAGGGGTTGATTTTCATTCTTTTTTGCTTCTTCCTCTATTTTAACAAGTCCCTTTTCCAAGTAGAGAATGTGAGGACGTGGTACGTCTGTACCGAAAACGATATTCCTGAAAATCTTTGCCATTATTTTTGGGGTGGGGGCATTGGGATTGGCAATTTTTATATTTACAGAATTACTATTGTTTTGTATTTGAAGAGCATCAGTAAAACCTTTTGCGGCTGGAACGCCTTTCAATAATTCAACGGTGCTTTCAATTACATTTTCAGGGTTAATATTATTTGGTAATGTAAGTTGTAATTGTTTCGCATTCGCATTTATAACAATCTTTTGGTTTGTATTTGGTAATTTAAGTTGTAATTGTGTCGCGTTTGAATTGCCCTGGTTCACCCGGCTCGGTGGTAAAATCTCAGCGTCGATTACCTCGAGTCCATTGTTTTCGGGTGTCCCGGTGTTCCCTTTTCCGTTGTTTCTCCCAGTAGGTGGTGTGGTCGCAGCCACAGGTGTCCCGGAGGGTTTAGGTTTAGTTGTCCCGATGTTCCCTTGTCCTTTGTTTTTCCCAGTAGGTGTGGTCGCAGGTGTCTTTTTATTGAACTTCCATGCGCGATTTGTCCCGGTCCCGGTGCTCGTGGTGGCGACTCCTGGTTTGTTGTTCTTCGGGGCCATGTTCGCAAGAGCCTTTGCGATGCCCCGGTTAAAATTTACGTTCTTCGCCTTCGCATTCCTCTCCCTTCCAATCTTCACAGCCTCGATGATTTTGCTAATAATCACAGCGCGGGTGACCTGATTAGCTGAAAGACCGATGAAATCTTTGACCCTCAATGGGAGTCCACGGTAGACTTCCTCGTTGAATTTTTTATTCAGGAAGCTTGGATCACTGAGGGACATTATAGCATCACGCAGAGGGTCGAGCGCAGGCTCTTTGAGATTGGCCAAGTTTCTGACGAGCGTATTCCGAGTCAAAGGCTTCATTGTTGACTTCTTTTTTTCATTTTCATTTTTCTTGCGAAGTCTTTCCACTTCTGCTTTAGCGGCAGCATTGATTCTAGCCTGTTCGCGCCGCACTTCCCTCTCGGCTTCAGCTTTGGCCCTGGCTTCTGCTTCAGCCTTGACCTTGGCGTTGTTATTGGCTTGAGCCATCCTTACAAGTGTTAAAGAAAAAAGACACCACCTGAGAAACATGGCGACCGTTGCTCACCAGATGTTCCATGCCTTCGAGGATACCTACAACACCTACAAGGATGGAAGGGATGTCGAGATGGAGATGCGTCTAGGCAGAAAGCACATGAACGGAATCTTTGACACCAACATTCCTCAGGCTCAGTGGACCAGTGTGAAGAATGGTTTGGACAAGTATACCGGGTGGGAGATGACGGATCACCAAAAGTTCACGGTCTTTCGTGGGAAAAAGGGTGTCCGTTTGACCGAAGAGCAGGACACGGGTGAACGCAAGTGTATTCGCAAGATCACTCGGGAGAACAAGGACTTTCCCGTGGACGCCTGGAACGTTCGCTTCGGGGTTTCGGTGGAGAAGCCAATCAAGGAGGAAGACCAGCCGGACGAGTTTGACGACACGATCGAGAAGGAGCGGTGGTCTTACGTACGCAAGAATCTGCGAATTGATCTCACGGTCATCACACCCGAGGACATGGATGCCGAGGAGCCCATACATCAGATTGAATTGGAGATGCTTCCGCCCTACACAGAGGACAGAGACACGTTGTTCAATCAAATGTATAAGGTGTTTGATGTTCTCAAACTTATGCCGTCGCGACCATAAGACCGCCCACAGCGATCATTACCACGCCGATGAATTTCAGGATGGTGAACTTTCCACCAAGAAACATGAACGACAAGATGGTGATCGGGATGGTGTTCAGTGCGAGCATGGCGCCCACATACCCCGGGTTGGGTGAATGTGTCACCGCCGTCCTATAAAAGAACAGGGTCATGCTCCCGATCAGTGTGGACAACGCCAAGAGACCGAGGTGACTGCGTTTGATGGCACGGAGTTCGTTCTTTTTACTCAGATAAAGAGAAAGCACGAACATCAGATAGAACGGCAGGGCAAAGATAATGGTCTCGTGAGTCTGGAGACCTTCCCTGAGAAGTTTACCGATGATGAAATTGTTCATCACAGACAGCAAGACTGCCAAGAGGGCGAAGTTAACCCAACGCTCCATAACTATAGTTAGTCGAGAAATTGATATTCGGCAAAGTCGGGTTCCTTGGGAGGTTGCTTGGCGAGACTGAACGAAGCTTGGGTGGCATTCCAGACCAGACCAAAATTATTATTCATGAAATATACCATCTTTAATTTCAAAACGCAAACACATGTATTCCCCTTCATGGCACCCTTGGAAAGGATTTCGACGCTATTTCCGTCAGGTCCCTTGGACAAGGTGTCTTTGTCGATCTTGACGCGGAACCTATCTTCCTTGAGGTTGCTGCGAAACATGTCTTGGATCTGTTCGCGACCCATTTCTCTTCCGAATATATCCATGGCATTCTCACAAACATAGTTGATCACGTGATTTTCAATAGTTCCAAGCCAATCCAGGAACGCCTTGGAGCGGTCGCTTTGGTGAATCTCGAGTTCCAGGTTGTACTTGGGTGCTCCATAGTCTGTCTCAAAGCACGAGACACCAAAGGGGCAGCGGAACTTTGGAATTTGTACTTCAGGTCCTTTAATGAATATGAACTTTGAATCCGATGATGCTTCTAAAATAAAGTCGGAAGTGCCAGTTTCGTTAAACAACATATCGTCTTAAAGCGAAGCATCTCTTTAATTATAAGAATGACCGTGGTAATCGATGGGAACATCGGAGCTGGTAAGACGACGCAGTTGGATATGCTTGCGTCTGCTGGCTTCAAGGTTCGCAAGGAGCCTGTTCAGGATTGGCCGGTCGACAAGTATTACCAGAAACCACAAGATTGGGCATTCCTTTTGCAGGTCGCCATCCTCGAGTCCAACATGATGGAAGAGGGTGTCGAGATATATGAGCGAGGACCCATTCCAGGTCGGATGGTCTTTTGGGAGGACTTGGTCATCCGTGGTGAGATCAAGCGGATCGAGGAACACTACTGGTACGACAAGTTGTGGGAGCGGTTGAAGTGGTATCCCAAGAAGTACATCTTTCTGAACGTGCCACCGGAGATGAGTCACGAGCGGGTCAAGGCACGTCACCAGAAGGGTGATACGTTCATCACCCTCAAGTCTCTGCAAGATCTCCACGCCCGATACATGAAAATGCTCGAGACCATCGGCGAACATTGTGAGGTCCACATCATCGACGGAACTAAACCCCAAAACCTAATTCACGCCGAAGTACTAAAAATTATTCAGGAAGCATAATAGTATAGGATGGTCACGATTAACAACATGGACGATCTATTTGATCTCGCGCGCCAAGCGATGGATTTATCATCTCCATCGGTTGAGGCAGAGGTATGTATGTCATTGAAGTGTAGTCATTGTGGTGGAAAGATGATCGATAATTTTGAAACGGACCTGGTATGTTCAGAATGTGGTATCGTGGATGATTCTCGCGGAAGAATTGATCAAGGCGCCGAATGGAGTTCATGTGTGACGGACGAAGGTGCTAAGGATGGGTCGCGTGTTGGCATGGCAGCAAACCCATTATATCACGAGTGGGGCTCTGGTTCTAAAATTGGAAAGACAAAGGGCATGACAGTGCAACAGAAGCGCATGGTCAAGATAGACTTTCATTTGTCATCCAACCACAAGGATCGTGCACTTCATCAAGCCTATTTAGACATCCAAGAAGCATGTGCACCACTTGGTATTTCTATGAACACGATCGAGTTGGCCAAGGCATTTTACAAGAGAGTCACCGCCAAGGGGATCACGCGCGGTGTTGTCAGAAAGGGGATGAAGGCGAACTGTGTTTACTACGCATGCAAGAGAGATGGATATCCGAGGACTTTGCACGAGGTCGCCAATGCATTTGGTTTGGATCCCAGAGACATCAGTAGAACGTCGAATAAATTTCGCGACTGTCTGGACGAAGAGGACACGGAAGAACGCGTGACAATGGCGAGTGACATGATTCCACGGCTCATGAACGAAATACAGCCAATGACTTCAGGAAAGGTGACGTATAAAATCGTGAATCTGTGCAAGAAGATTGAGAGAACGACGGAATTCATGGGAAAGGTTAGCGGAGGAGTTGCGGGTGCTTGCATCCTTTACTCAATCAAGGACGCTGACATCGAAAAGGTCAAGGAAGCAACTCAGGTATCCACAATAACCTTGACTAAACTCAAGCAGAAGATTGACATGATGGAGAAGGTTCTGATCTGGACTGACGGATCGTGTTTGGGAAACCCGGGCCCAGGTGGGTGGGGTGTGTTCATCAAGGATGGAGAGCAAGTTCATGAATTTGCCAATGGGGTCACGGAGACAACAAACAACCGCATGGAAATCCAGGCTGCCATCGAGGCGGTCCAGTGGTGGAAAGCTAACAGACCCGATAAAGAGGTCATCATCCATTCGGATTCCAAGTACGTGGTCGACAGTGTAACCAAGTGGATGCCAGGATGGATAAAGAAAGATTTCAAGGACGTCAAGAATGACGATCTTTGGAAAACACTCAATCAAATAAATTCTCCTATGATTGACTGGAAGTGGGTCAAGGCACATGTCGGCAATCCCGAGAACGAAAAAGCTGATGCACTTGCTCACGACCAGGCAATTAAACAAAAAGAAACCTTAAACAAATAATGGAGGGAATCCGACCATCTTTGTGGATATCTACACCATGCTACGGGGGCCAGGTTCTTCGAGAATTCAGTACTTCAATGCTAAATCTTTATAAACTTTGTATTCAACATAATATAAACTTACTTTTTGATTCCATGGAAAATGAGAGTCTTATTCCGCGCGGTCGATGTGTGGCTGTGGGACGTTTCATGCAGCTTCCAATAGCAAAGAATTTTACGCATTTCATGTTCATCGACGCGGACATTGAATTTCAGCCAGAGTCTGTTTTACGACTTTTGTTTTCCGGACACGACATTTCCGTAGCATGTTATCCGAAAAAATTCGTAAATTTCAATGGAGCTAAAAATGAAATCGTACAAGGAGGCGATCGTCCCCCGGAGATGGCATCGGCCGACTTGGTGGTAAATCTCGGAAAACATAGCACTGCTGTGATTAACGGGTTTGCAGAAATTCTGGATGGACCCACAGGCTTCATGATGATCAAGCGCGAGGTCTTTGAAAAGATGGAGAAGCACTATCCAGAGCTTCACTGTAAGAATGATCACGCCAACCGTGACTTTGAGTACTATCCAGCATTGTTTGATTGTATGATTGATCCAGTGTCAAAAAGGTACTTGTCCGAGGACTATGCATTCTGCCGTCGTTGGCAGCAGATGGGAGGGAAGATTCATGGAGACACGAATACGATTCTAGGTCATGTGGGAAATCTTACGTTTAGTGGTACGTTGGGTCATCGTATTAAAAGAATTAGTCCAGTAGTTTAAAATGTGGGGATTCGTTGTTGTTGACGTAAATCACCAGATCGCAGTGAGAACACTTAGCGTCTTGATTGGTTTGACATCTCAGCTAACCAAACAAGGGGTTCCATGGGAAGTGAACTATTCGTCCAACGATTCAGAAGACAAGCGCGCGTGGCTGATACAGTCACTGAAGAAGTACGATACTTTGGTATTTTTCGATCATGGGTCATCATTTGATCTAAGACCTCTTTTTTCAACCCCATGGCAGAAGGCGTGTTCTATGTTAATAGTACCATCATTGAAGAAAACATTGGATTGGAATAGGTTTAAAGAAACATGTACACTCGAGATTGAAGAACCTCTAGAACAACGTGCACTTGTATTTGACACTGAAGTGAACGAAAAGAAACCCATCCCAGGACCCGGTACACAACTTTACCCCGTTACAAAATCTGACGCCCGAGTTTTTCTTTTGGACTGTAAGCAGGTTCTTCGCAAGCTCAAAGACAAAAAAGGAAATTTTATTCAGGTTCCCCTGAAGTCCACCGAGTGGGTTAGTTTTTTGAAGGAGCGTGGTGTTCAGATTGCGGCTGCCGTGGACATTCCGTGCACAAACACCATTGCCCACAAGTGTGTTAGTGGCTTAGGGAAATCAAACGGATTTAGAATAGATTACAATGATTCAGTACGCCCAGCAAGTGATGAAAACCAAACCCCATATGTTCCCAGCCCCACAGCCAATATCGGTTGAACGAAGACACTTCGGTCAGCTCAACAATCACCCTTACGTGGTTTCTCCAAAGGCAGATGGAGAGCGCTCCTTGTTGGTCGCCCTAGGTGATCGTTCTGTGCTTATCAATCGTGGCTTTGAAGAAACGGACATCAAGTTTAGATTCAAGAAGAACGCATTTGAAGGCACGATTCTTGATGTGGAAAAAATCGGCAACCGCATCTTGGTATTTGATGCCTATCAGGTGAATGGTGAGGTCATCAAGGACAAAGGGTTGGACGAACGTCTGGAACGAGCAACTGCCTTGGTCAAGAGTGTTCTAAAGACGACCAAGGATCCGTTCAAGCTCGAGATGAAACCGGTCTTCGAACGTGACGAACTTGAAAAAGCAATGAAGACTGACTTTGGTTACGAGACAGACGGACTCATCTTCACGCCCAAGGATGAACCGGCACGCGTCGGGACCCACGAGACGATGTTCAAGTGGAAGCCTCTGGAGAAAAACACGGTCGACTTTCAGGTGGTGCCAAGCACTCGGATGCACGACTGTCGGCAAGAGATGATCTACGGTTATGATCTCTATGTCCAGGAACATGGCAAAAAGATATGTGAAGGCAGACTGCCACAGGACTTGGTGGAACCTCACTGGAGACCCATCATGGATGCTGGAAAGGATCATTGTCTCATTTTGGAGTGTGAATACATTCAAGGTGAGGTGAACTTTTGGCGTCCCATAGGCATCCGAAGGGACAAGATGATGCCCAATGCTCGCAGGACCTTTCAAAGGACCTTGGTGAACATCGAGGAAGACATCCAGTGGAAGGAGTTTAAATAAATTGTTAGTAGATTATACACATGGAGCCGATTCTCGTGCCAAACCCATCTCGTTTCACTACATTTCCCATAAAGTACCCAGATCTATGGAAACTGTACAAGAAGGCTATCGCATCCTTTTGGACCACCGAAGAGGTCGACCTTTCGGCGGACATGAATGATTGGAATAAGATGTCGGATCAGGAGAGGTATTTCATCAAACATGTTCTTGCATTCTTTGCCGGGTCGGATGGCATCGTGATGGAGAATCTCAACTTGAACTTTGCATCGGAGGTTCAGATTTCAGAAGCCAGGTCGTTCTACAGCTACCAGGAGTTCAATGAGTCTATTCACGGGGAAACCTACAGTTTGCTTATTGACACCTACGTGGATGATCACGACGAAAAAACCAAGTTATTCAAGGCGATCGAGACCATTCCGTGCATCCAAAAGAAGGCCGAGTGGGCGATGAATTGGTTCAGCAGGGATCGACCATTTGTCGAAAGGTTGGTGGCATTTGCATGTGTCGAGGGCATCTTTTTCAGCGGTGCCTTCTGTGCCATCTACTGGCTAAAAAAGAGGGGACTGATGCCTGGGTTGTGCTTTTCAAATGAGTTGATCTCGCGGGACGAGGGACTTCACTGTGATTTTGCGGTGGCACTTTACCATCATCTCGAGCAGAAGCCAACGGAATCGAGGGTCCAGAACATCGTTCGGAGCGCGGTCCACATCGAGAACGAGTTCATCTGCGACGCGCTTCCGTGCCGTCTGATTGGGATGAATTCCGATAGCATGACCACCTACATTCAGTTTGTGGCGGACAGGCTATTGAAGCAGTTTGGAGTGGAGCCCATCTGGAACTCCAAGAATCCGTTTGATTTTATGGAGATGATTTCACTGGAAGGCAAGACTTCATTCTTCGAGAAGCGAGTCAGTGAATACAGCAAGATGGGTGTGGGAAACGAGAGTGGAAACTCCATCAGTTTCGAAGACGATTTTTAAAGATATCCCTGGCGATCGAGCGCAGGTGTGGCACCGGGAAGGGTGTCTGATTGTCCAGTGCGACGTTCAAAACGTCATCCCCGTGTTCAAATGAAAAACAAAGGATTGCCTTGCAGAGGTATTCCAGCCCCTTTTCCTTTGGGCATTTCGAAGGTTTGAGTTCAATCAGGTTGGCTTCGAGGTATTGTCTGAACGCAGTTCGGTCTTCCATTTACTTATTTTAAATCCATGTCTTTAATAAGATGAATTTGTACATTCTTGCTCTGGCGATTCTTGCCTTGCTTGTGACCACTGTCAAGGAATCCTATATGGACGGTGACATGGACGGAATCCTTCCTCCTTATCACGTTCACGAAACCAATGGGTACAAGATAATTGAAGGAACCCCGCAGATTGCCGTGCCGAATCAAAAATATTTCCCGTGAAATAGTAGAATATGTTTCTCTACGAAGACTTCAGTTTGATTATGATCGTGGCGGTGGTCTATGGGTGGCTCTACAGCCGGATGGGCAAGGACACCTTTGGGTTCGAGAGTGCCATCGACCCCTACTACTTTTCATTCACCACGATGTCCACGGTGGGTTACGGTGACTTTTCACCCAAGACTCCTGCCGCCAAGGCGTTGGTGATGTCCCAGCAGGCGGTGCTCATGACTGGGGTGATCGCGCTTTTGTCCACTCGTTTAATGAAATAAATGATAATAGTAATAAGATGATCACGCTTCAGCAGATCGATATGTACAGCGGTGTCTGGTACGAGCAGGCATCGATGAAGCGAGGTTTCAATGCAGAGGGTCAGATGGACTGCATTGGAACTCGTGGAGTTTACAAGCACATAGTCAGGGACGCGCCAGTTCTGGAGGCTGACACCAAGTGCCATCACGGGAGTCCGATTGCACCGCTGACTGGCATCAAGGGCAGGGTGGATTGTTCGACGACGCCGTGTAAGTTAACGTTCCCGATCCTTCCATGGATTCGCGCGGAATACAACATACTGGACACTGACTTCAAACGCTTCTCCATAGTGAGTGCCGGTCCCGACTTCATTCAAGTGTATTCACGAAAGCCGTGTCTGAATCCCAAGGAGCGCATGGCACTCAAAGAGATGGTCAAGAACTTTGGCTATGACCCAAATGACCTTAAGGACACTCCGACGGAATGTGACACGGATCCAGTGGACATGATGATTCAAGATTCTGTCAATGTTTTAAACATTTAATTCAACTAATTAGAAATGCTTATTGAACTTAATTACAAAGTTCGTTGTGATACTCCGAGTGACATCAACGAGCACCTTCCTACTTTACATGATTTGGCCAAGGAGTGTAATTCGGTCATCGAGTTAGGTGTCCGTGGGGTTGTCTCGTCATGGGCATTTGCTGCGGGTCTGCCAGAAGGTTCAAAGATGTTCATGAATGACCTCGAACCGTGTCGCGTGGATTCACTTATTCGCGCCGCCAAGATGGAAAAGAATATTGAAGCCACATTCATTCATGGGAGTGATTTGGACATTCCCCTTCCCGAGCCAGCGGATTTGGTTTTCATTGATACGTGGCATGTCTATGCGCAACTGAAGCGCGAATTGGATCGTTACGAACCACTGGCCAAGAAGTATATCGCCCTTCACGACACCACGGTCGATGAGTGGCTAGGTGAAACTATTCGTTTGGGATGGTCCGCGGAAGAACAATCCAAGACGACAGGATTTCCGGTAGGAGAGATCACCAAGGGTCTCTGGCCGGCGGTCGAAGAGTTTCTAGAGAAGCACAAGGGTGTATGGGAACTCAAGAAGCGCTACACGAACAACAATGGTCTCACCATACTTAGTCGAGTTCGCGAACAAAAAGATTAAAGTCGCTCACCATCTGCGTGACCACCGGAAACTGCTTCCAGTGGGAAAACGGCTTATCTTCACCGATGCACAACGCAATTTTTTCACGAGGGAATCCAGTTCTGAGAACCTCTTGAAGATTATGAAGTGAAGTTCCGCGCATGATGGACGGAAAGAGTACAAGGTCATATTCGTTTGCCCACAGACTCGCGCTGATTTCGGAAGGCGTGGTCTTGGACTTTGCAGAAGCCGGAAGCAACTTGGTGTAATTGAAACCGCGTCCATAGAGTTGCGCCACGTCCTTATCATAGTCATCATAGGCATAAGGAATCTCCTCGAGGACATCCATCTTGTCGCCAAAGAGTTCCTTACAGCCATAGAAAAGACCCATGGAAAGGTAGTCGGGCATCAGTGGCACTGCATTATCCATGAACAAGACGCGCTTTGGGTCGGTCACGCCTATGGAATCACAGATGTATTTGACCATAGCGGGTGCTGTGAGGTGCTTCATGAAGTGGTCACGCCATTCAAAGGGATTTGCCTCCTTGCCCTTTTCGAAAAGTTCCTTGTTGTAGTGAGTCATGGTGAACTTTGGGATGGTCCATGGCTCCTCGAACAGAGGCACCGATCCGGCGGCCAGAATCTCGAGGTGGCGCATGCAGTCAAAGCCGGCCTTCTTTTGTGTGTAGGCGTAATGGGACTGGGCATATTCTTCCATATAGGCATCCTGGTCCTCAAATGAATACGGTTCACCTGGAACGATGTCGCTGATTTCCTTGGTCTTGGTGGTCCTCATCGGAAGGATTCGAGATGTAGGAAAGCAGAAGCTGATTGGATAGAGCATTTTAAGTATTATAATAATTCATCATCTCTTTAATACCATATTTCAAAGACACAGTTGGTTCCCATCGCAGCAGTGACCTTGCCAAACCGATGTCCGGTTTGCGTCTCTTCGGGTCGTCGGCAGTTCCCGGCAGGTGGATTATCCTTCCATGTGGATTCACAACCTTGGCAAGTTGCTTGATCGTGTATTCGGTTGGATTCCCTATGTTGATGGGACCACGAAGACCAGAATCCATCATGCGAATGAGCCCCTCGATGGTGTCATCCACGTACTGAAAACAACGCGTCTGTTTGCCACTTCCGTAGATAGTCATGGGTTCACCTCGGAGAGTCTGCATTATGAAGTTTGTCATGACCCTTCCATCGTCAGGATTCATACCAGGTCCATAGGTATTGAAAATTCTAACGATGGCGGTATCTGTTTCATGCATCCTATTGTAATCCATGACCAACGTTTCTGCGACCCGTTTTCCTTCATCATAGCACGAGCGTTCACCAATGGGATTTACGTTTCCCCAATATTCCTCATTTTGTGGGTGCCTCAACGGATCGCCATAGACTTCCGAAGTCGAGGTGAATAACATACGGGCTTCGGTTCTTTTCGCGAGTTCAAGCATGTTCAGCGTTCCCATGAAGCAAGTCTTGGCTGTGTGGATGGGATCCAATTTGTAGGCGGGTGGACTCGCCGGGCACGCGAGATGATAAATCTGATCCACGTCGTCAAAATGTATTGGTGTTATTACATCGTGCCACACAAAGCGAAAATTGGAATCTCTGGGACAATTGTTTCTATCTCCTGTAAGAAGATTGTCGATACCGATTACGTAGTGACCTTCTTTCAAAAGACGTTTCACGAGATGGGACCCAAGAAAGCCACAGGACCCTGTCACGAGAATATTCATTAACTAGTCATTTGATTATATCTTTAAATACCCGATTCTTGATTTCAATCTGAATATGTTCCACGGGCAAGTATTTTCTAATTATATTTTCAATTTCCATTTCACTGTAACCATCATTACACGAATAGACATCCATTGCGAACTTTCCGTGCTCGGGCCATGTGTGGATAGACAAGTGGGACTCGGACAACAGAAACAAACTCGTAACCCCATAGGGTTCGAACTGATGAGTCGATGTCCTGAGTACTGTAAGTTTGCAAACTTTCGAAATTTCCCTGAGAATCTTCTTCAGTCGTTTTGGGTCATTCAAAGGACTGGTCGTGGGTTCATCATCATGCTTGATTCCAACTTCAAAGAGCGCTACCTTTCCAAGGTCGATCATTTTATCGTAAAATTACCTAAGAAAAAAGGAAAGGAAAATGAGCATGAACGACCCGACTGCCTTGAGCATCACGGCTCCAGAGGCATAATTAATTTCATAGTCGTCATCCGAAACCATCGTCATATTTTCAGTTGCGTTCGCTGAAGCCGCCTCAAGCAGCAGTCGTGTAATCGCCATGTTATTATAGGTAAGAAGAAAATGTTTAATTGGTTGCGCAGTGGATCGACCCGCCGCCCAACACAAGTTCGCGGGCGTTCACGGTCATGATCTTCTTTCCCTTGAAGACGCGCTTGAATGTATCCACGGCACTATTGTCGGTCATGAGACTCCCGTATAAGGGCAAAACAATACCATCCTTGGCGCGATAATAGTTGATATAAGAAGCCGGAAGCACGTCACCCACACCTCGCCTGAATGTGTCCTTGGTGAATTCAATATCTTCCATCTCCTCCTTCTGAACAAACATGGGCAAGGGGCAGTGAACACGATGAACCTTGAGTCCGTGCGCCAATAAGGTATTTTCGGCAGTAACGGAGATGAAGTGCTGTGGGTCAAGGGGGTCGTCCGACCAAGCCAATAGGACTTCCTTGGGGTTCACAAATGCCACCAGGTTGTCCGCGTGACCATCGGTGTCGATGTCACCGTAGAGTCCATCCTTGAGCCAGATGATCGTGTCGACGTCAAACAGTCTTTTCATTACCTCTTCGGCTTTTTCCTTGGTCAGTCCAGGGTTTCTGTTTGGATTCAAAAGGACACTCTCGGTAGTGATGACCGTTCCCTCGCCGTCGGTCACAAAGGCGCCACCCTCTGTCGTGAGATAGGTTCCATCCACGGTGCCCATCTGCATCTGGCACATCAGCCTTCGGGCGAGATTGTTGTCGTCAACAAAGTCTTTGTAGATTCCACCATAGGCGTTGAAGTTCCAGTCGATCCCCTTGACCTCCTTGGTGGCGTCGTTCATGACAAAGGTCGGTCCCGTGTCCCTGATCCAGATGTCGCCATAGTCGAGCGTCTTGACCTTGACACCCTTTGGAAATCTCGACTTGGTTGAATTCATTAGGTCCGGTTTGGTGTAGACGGTCACCTCGGTGCCCAATTCATGTATCGCAGAGACGACGGAGACCATGGTTTCCTGAACAGGAACAGCATTCTTCCTCCAGACGTCTTTGCGGTATGGCCACAGAACCCGGCACTTCTTGGAACGCTCCCAGTCCGCCATCAAACGGAGCGTCGGTGCCGAGGCCGTGGTGATCATTTTCTTACTAATCTTTTGTATATTATTCTTTAAGTGCGAACGTGATAAGGGTTCTCAGCAAGCCAGTTCTTGGCGATCTCCACACGAGTTCGGATTTTATGTATCTTACATGGATTGGTCTTGTCTCGTGCTTCATTATTTATTTTGTCGTTTTTGAGCATCCATCTTCTCTTTAAATCGTCAGAGGATCGTGTTTCTCTAAGGAAGCGAACCATATCTTCTATGGATGTATCCGGACATTCACACAATAACAAATTCATTGACATAATATCATATTTGTTGATGGGTGACATTTGATTGGATTCCAGCATCCAGTAAAAACATTCCAAATTTTTTGACATGCGTTTTTCTATACCTTTCCATTGCTTTTGATGATCTTGCATCCTGAACGATGAAAGAAGGTCAAGGCGTTTGTCAACTTTATCGCGCGCTGTGGGACACTCCGTTTCTTGTTTCTTCTTTTCGTTTGAAAAAAAGATATTCCCATACATCAGCAATAGAATCGGCAGGTGACCAAGCACCATGGTGTTGGTTCTGGTGACCTTTTCAAAAATTTGTCTTCTCTTTTCATTTTCATAGAAGAATTTACTGATGAGCCTGATGTAATAATGATCTTCAAGCATAATTTTTGAGTTGATGTACTCACCAGTAGATACCACCTTCCCTGAATTAAGTTCAGCAAAGATTTTTGCCTTATTTGGTTCTGAAAGATTGGTATAGGTCGCAGTTGCAAACTGTTTGTAATAAAAGTGATCCTTGGCTTCATCATCCATATCGGAGTATTTAAAGCTTACTACTTCTCCGTTTTCAAGTTGTTCGGTGACCTCGATTTCATCATTCATGAAACTAACAAGCGTGACAATTCGGTGTCCACCGTCTATTATTTCGTAATACACAATACCATTAGTCGTCACCTTATTCAGTGTGATAGTGTTGTGTGTGGCTCTCCCCTCAATGATGGAAATTATCAATTTGGAGGCTTGTTCGGAACTCCATGTGTCTGGATTTCGTTGAAGGTCTGGCATCCTCCATTTTCTGGATTTTCGGTTGTTTACGATCTGCTCGATTGGTGCAACAGACGCGTGGCTGTCAAGTTTCAAACACTTGGAGAAGTAGTCGCGGAAGGCAATTTTAGAGTACGCGGTCACCATGATGTTTTCTGAAAAATAGTATCTTCTTAGCTTTAACTCGAGTTTGTTCTGTGACCTTCTTGGTCAAAGGGATGACCCCTGAATGATTTTTTTCAGCATGTTTGATGACCATCTTGAAAAAATTTTGCTTCCACTCGGGTTCGAACCGAGGACCTCAAGATTACTAGTCTTGCGCTCTACCACTGAGCTATGGAAGCCAAGGTTCTGCCGAGAGTCGAACTCGGGTAACGGGAATCAGAATCCCGGATGATAACCAACTACATCACAGAACCAATAGTTGGCCAGAAACCTTTTCACTCCAAATCAACGCGGTCCTTGAAAAGATCATAGACGAATTGCCCGTCGATGATTTCTTTCTCCAGAAGTTCGTCCTTAACCAACTCCAGTGCCTGGCGGTTCTCCACCAGAAGCTCTCGGGTCTCCTCATAGCACCTGTCGATCAAGTCATGGATCTCGTCATCGATATCCTGATTGGTGGCCTCCGAAAGGTACTGGGGTTCGGCGTTCTGCTTTCCGAGCGTGAATCCGAAACCCATGTTGGTGATCATCTGCCGAGCGATCATGAAGACCTGTGCGAGATCGTTGGAAGCACCGGTGGTTGCGTTGTCCTCACCATAGACCACCTCCTCGGCGACCATCCCACCCAGAGCCACCCTGATCTGGGCGAGGAGATACTGCTTGCTGTAAAGACCCGAGTCTTGATTTTCTTCGGAGGGCTGGAAGAATGTGACTCCTCCTGCATTTCCACGCGAGATGATGCTTACCTTACGAACCTGATCGTAGTCGGGCATCAAAGCACCCACAATGGCATGACCCGCCTCGTGATAGGCCACCAACTCCTTCTTGGCCTGCGAGATAATCATGTCCTTGTTCTTGGTTCCCACGACGACCCTCTGAAAGCAGTCCTCCACAATGGCTTCGGTGATGGTTCCCGTTCCGTCACCGTCCCTGACCGCCCGTATGGCACACTCGTTCATCAGGTTTGCCAGATCGGCACCACTGAATCCGGTGGTCTGCCGAGCAATCTTTTCCAGTGAAACGTCTCCATCCAAAATCTTATCCTTTGTGTGAACCGCCAAAATCTTAGCCCGACCAGTGACATTGGGCAAGTTCACTTGAATCTTTCGGTCGAACCTACCCGGGCGAATCAAGGCGTCATCCAGAATATCCACGCGGTTGGTGGCGGCAATCACCACAATCTGCGAGGTGTCATCAAAACCGTCCATCTCGGTCAGCAACTGGTTGATGGTCTGTTCGCGTTCGTCATTGGAGATGGGACCCGTTCCGCCACGCTTTTTGCCGATGGCATCAATTTCGTCTATGAAAACGATACAAGGTTGATTAGCTCGCGCCTGTTCAAATAGATCCCTGACGCGCTTTGCACCCACACCGACGAACATTTCCACAAAGGATGACGCTGAGCACTGGATGAACGGAACACTGGACTCGCCGGCAATGGCACGAGCCAATAGGGTCTTTCCGGTTCCTGGCGCACCTGACAAAAGCGCACCCTTCGGAACTCGGGCACCAGTCCCAGCATACTTTTCAGGATTTTTCAAAAAGTCCACCAACTCGGCAAGTTCATCCTTGGCGTTGTCAATCCCCTCGACGTCCTCAAATCGGGTGGTAATCTCGCGGTCCATATCAAAGTCGGTGTTTCTGGTGAATGGATTACCTGGAATTCCCCCGGGACTCTTCTGTGCATCCATCACGCCCCTGATGAGAAAAATCATGAACGCAAACCAGAACACAGTACCGGCAACGTCAAGTACATTCACGTCCATAGTCACATCGTCTATGTAAAGATTGAGACCGTTGTCGATGGCGACATCCCAAAAGCGATCGTTGGGAACCACGTTGGTTTCAGCGTAGTCACCAGTGACTGTGAGATATTTGACACTACTATCTTTACGACTGTAATGAGCTTCAATAACAGAATGATCCTTGACTTCTCTGATAAAGTCTGTGTAACTAACCTTTGTGGGAGGAGCGTTCAAAGCCATCGGTCTAAAGTCTGTGGCGACCGCTGGGTTTCTTGTGCCTAAACCCTTTGGTTTAAGATTGATAGATGTTACTGTTCTTGAAATCATTAACAACTACTATATAGTCATTTTAAATATTTAACTAGAAATCGCAATGTTCCACGGTCAGACCCATCTTTTTGGGAAGCTCACCTGTGGAAAATCGCAACCTGAGTTCGTCGTAGCCTCCCACGAACTCTCTGTTCCAAAAAATGAAAGGAAATGTCTTGTGCTGTGTCCATTTCTTCACATCGTCGATATCTACATCGGACTGTTCTAACACTGTATAACTTACCTTCTTCTGTGAAAGGAACACTCTGGCCAGGTCACAATATTTACACCCGTCTTTCGATACGATCACCAGTCCCTTGTCGTCGAACATACTATTACCCACGAACATTTTATTCCGAATCTATCTCCGGATCCATTGCGTACTCCACTTTAATTAACTTCGTATGTGCTTTACCTTTACGGTAGAAGATGAGGCGCACATCAACACCTTTTGGAATCCTGCTCATATAAATGTTATTTGCCATATTCTTGGTTACGATGATCGTTGGATTCTGAAAAGCCCCTCCATATGTTCTAGGTGTTGGACAAAAGTTCATCTTATTATAATCTAATAAAATGTTAATGAGACTTGTGGCATCGTCTTGTTATTTCACTGGGGAGGGGAGTGCACGCATCGAGCCTAAGAATCCGGCACAGGTTCGGTATGACAAACTGCTCCAGGACAAAAAGAAACCTATCATTTTTGCCACCGGTCCAAGTGGGACGGGGAAGACCATGATAGCCTGTGAGCATGCGGTGAGGGCTATCGAGGAAAAGAAGGTCGAGAAGATCATCATAACCCGTCCGGCGGTCAGTGTGGAGGAACAGCATGGGTTCCTTCCTGGTTCACTCGAAGAGAAGATGGAGCCGTGGGTTCAGCCCGTGTTCGATGTGTTCTACGATCGTTGGGGCGCCCAGCAGGTCATTCGTCTCTGCCAGCAAAAGAAGATTGAGATTTGTCCCTTGGCATTCATGCGAGGTCGTACGTTTGAAAAGAGTTGGGTGATTGCCGATGAGATGCAGAACGCCACGCCCAACCAGATGAAGATGATTTTGACGCGCATCGGCAAGGGAACTAAGATGGTGGTGACCGGCGATCCCAATCAGCACGACCGTGGCTATGAAGTCAATGGACTTTCGGACATCGTGGAGCGCATCAACCGCTCCAGTCACGAAGATAGAACTCACATGGCCATCGTGCATTTCACGGTGGAAGACGTGGAGAGGCATCCGGCTGTGGTGGACGTTCTGCGACTTTATGGAGAGCTTTGAGTGCCGACCTGCTGCGACTTCTGACTAACTGGTTTCTGCCGAGTCTCCATGCCTTGGCAACGGGCCCATTTTCATTTTTCGCATTCAAAAAGGCTGCTATAAAGGCAAATGTCAGTGGTATAGTGTTCATATTATACGCACTGTTTCTTTTTTTGAAGGATCCCAGATGTACTTGAAATTTTCTGGAACATTTATTTTTTCCATAATGTAGCGTTTTATCGTTATCAGTGATTCTTTGGCATTCTTGCATTTTGACACATTGCGTTCGTTCAAAAGTTCTTCTAAAAATAACAATGCTTCCATGTAACAAAACTGATGTTGTGAAGCATAACTCGTTAGTTTTCTATTGTCAGGTTCATCATCGGGTTCTGAAAAATTCCACGCCGCTGGTTGCCTTGGGATTTTTTTAACCGGTCTTATACTTGTCGCTCTTATTGAAATGGGTTTCTTGCTGCCACAAGGACAACCTACCTGTGTAACAGTTCCACCATATGATTTCATGTATTTTTTGAAATATGGACTGACACCTTTTCCATAAGATGAATCATAGACCAAAATTCTATTTTCATCATGGATGTAGTAAAAAGATCCCCAATGGGTTGGAAATTCAATAAGACCTATGGTGTCCTTTTTGAACTTTTTGGGATTTTTGTTGTGAATTCCCAAAATAACGGAATCCAATTTATGTTTTTTCGCAAGATCTTTAAGAAGAGATGGCAATTTGTTTTTTAACTTGTCTTCAATAAGTTCTTGAGCCTTGTAGATTGGCACAAATTCACCGAGATTGCGTTTTACATATTTTTGATCGTCCTCATCCAAGTTCATCATATTATTAAACGATGTTTAATTCGTTTAACAATCTGACTTTGACCTAATGTGCTTTTGACTAAACTTTGATTTATCTTTTTCTTTCTTCTTTGAGTCCCTTTTTCGTTCTCGATCGGACTGCTCTCCCTTTGCCATTTTTAAGCATTCGCTTGAACTGTTTAATTGGCGAACGCGACACCACCCATGCCATTCTGGATGCGGAGGATGTTGTAGTTGACACCATAGAACCAGTTGAGAACACCCGTGGGATTTCCTCCCCCAAACTTGATCTCAGCATTATCCAACCTGGAGAAGTTACAGGTACCGCAGGGCTGATACTTGTCTGCCTTGAGGGCAAATGAGTACATGTAAAGGTAATCAGACTCTGCTGCAAATGAATAACTCATCAGATCACTGGAATTGGAGCTGTGGTGATAAGGCTGAACATGGGCGAAATAGACATTTGACATGGGATCAAAAGTGTCGACGCCATTGAGAGTAAGTTTGGCATTATCAAACTTGTATGCTGTACCATCATTAGTGGTAGCCGCACCCCACATAAGAGCTTTGACAGGGTGGTTGAAGTAGGACAGATCAACCTTGGGAGCAGCAGTAGTGGTCTCTGGCTGCACGCGCTGGACCTGGGTGATCAGCATCTCCCTGGGAGCGTTCGCCATCGCCGCACGCTCATCGGTATCGAGCTGAATGTAGTTTGCGTAGTACTTGGTGTCGGATCCACCAGTACCACCTCCGAACTGGATGCGGACCTCGACATCGTGGTACTGGAGAGCGACCAGAGGGAGGGCACAACCCGCCTCGTCACAGCACGAAAAGTGGAAAGGAAGCCATGTGCTATCCTCCGGATTATTAGCATTCCTCCCGGCATACCCCTTGGCGCTGTTGTTTACCAAGAACTTTCCGTAAAGGTTGAGGGCATAAAAGGCATCGTGCTCCTCGACAAGCTGACCACCAACATAGAGACGGAACAAACTTGGTGAAACGTCGGTAATACCGAACGCCGTATCCACGTCAGTGCTGGACTCCGCCCAGATGTAAGTGAGCAGATCACCCTTTCGCGTGATGGGAAGGCTGATGGTGCTGTTCATGCCAGCGCTACCGACCGGGAACAGCTCCACCGGGAACTGCGCGAAGTTGGTATGACGCTTGTACATCGATTGGAAAAAACTGACCTCAGGTTTACCAGTGAGGAAGGCATCCTGGGCCCCCTTGGCTACAAGATTTACCAGTGCTCCAGACATATCTTTACAATTGGGTATTAAAAAAATTACGCCACATTAACCAAATGGACAGGGTTCAATTCCAGACCTTGACCTGGGAAGGACATGACTATGAAGATCCCGATACGGGCGAGACACACTTCAGGGTCTATGCATTTGGTCGAACCGAGGATGGCAAGAGTGTCTGCGTCAAGTTTCCATTCAAGCCATTCTTCTACCTCGGATACAACATGAACAAGGATTCACCAAACGTCACCCATCACACGATCCTGAAGATGCTCTTCGAAAAGGTGCTCAGACCTGGAAGCAAGGAGGAACGCCTTCCATGTGACAAGCATGGTCAAATTTGGTGTCGCGAATGTCCGGAATATATCAAATATTACAAGGACTGGTCTGAATATCGTTGGCCAAGTGTGCACAAGTTCGAAAAGTATGATGCCACCAACCTCTGGGGATTTCGAGGCGGACGAAGTGTCCCACTGGTCAAGTTGATTTTCAACACCAAGAAAGCCATGAGGACCATGGGGAACAAGATCAAATTCGACTACAGCTATGATTCAACGTTCCAGAATTATGAAGTGAACTTGGATCCAGTGCTTAGGGTGCTCCACATGTCCGGGTGTTCATCCACGGGCTGGATAGAAGTTCCTGACCGTTCTGCCAGAGAAGATGAAACGAACTGCGACATTGAGATTGAGTTGAACGGGCATCATCAGTTGACTCCTCTGGAGCGCCAAGATATTGCGCCGTTTCGAACAGGATCCTTTGATATCGAGTGTTTCAGTGAGTCTGGGGCGTTTCCCCAACCAACCAAAAAAGAAGATCTCGTATTTCAGATCGCGGTGACACGTCAGGACTATGGTCGTCCTGAGCTGATGCAGAAGGGTCTTTCAATTGGTCCGTGTCAAGAGGCTCTGACATCCGAATTTGATAATGAAAAAGATTTACTTATTGGGTTTAAAAATTTGGTTAAAGAGTGGGACCTGGACATCATCACCGGATGGAACGTGTTCGGTTTTGATTTTGAATACATCATGCGTCGCTATGAAGGTGACTGGAAGTTCATGCAAGAGTTCAGCGCCTTCGGAAGGTTCAAGGACGAGCGAGGTCGAAGCAAGCTAACCGAAAAGAACCTTTCATCCAGTGCCCTGGGTGACAATAAGTTAAAGATGCTCCCCATGAGCGGTCGCTTCGTGTTTGACATGATGCAGTTGGTCAAGCGCGAACTCAACTTGGACTCCTATTCGCTGAACAATGTCAGTAAGGACCTTCTGGGTGACAAGAAGATCGACATGCCACCGATGGAGATCTTCGACCGATGGCGAAGACAGGATGCCAAGGAGATCGGCGAAGTCAGTGAATATTGTATCAAGGATACCATCCTTCCGATTCACATCATGGACAAGTTGAAGACCATCCCGAACCTCATCGAGATGGCAAAGGCGACATGGGTTCCGCTCAGCTTCTTGACAGAAAGAGGTCAGCAGATCAAGGTATTCAGTCTGATGGTCAAGACTGCCACCGATCACAAGTATTGCATCCCAACCATCTACTCCAAGCGAGATCAGAATGATGAAGAAGAGCAAGAGAAGTTTCAGGGAGCCACGGTCTTGGAACCCAAGAAGGGCGCCTACTACGAGCCCATCGTGGCTTTGGATTTCGCTTCACTGTATCCTTCGATCATGCGCGCTCACAACCTGTGCTACTCGACCTACGTGTTCGACAAGGCAAACATCAACAAAAACTTTTATGAGTACGAGGAGTTTGAGATTCAAGGTGAAAAACACTACTTTGTATCCAAGCGCAAGGGTGAAGACGAAAAGGTCTTTGCACTGTTGCCAAAGATTCTGGCAGATCTCAAGAACTTCCGAAGTCAAGCCAAGAAGGACATGGCGAGGACCAAGGGAACTCCACTGGAAGCGGTGTTCAACGGCAAGCAGCTGGCTTACAAGGTGGTGATGAACTCGGTATACGGATTCACCGGCGTGACCAAGGGGATGTTAGGTCTGAAGGCAATCGCATCTGCGGTGACCTGCCGCGGGAGGCAGATGATCGACGAGACCAAGGCGACGGTCGAAGGTAACTTTGAGGGATCCGAAGTGGTCTATGGAGATACGGACTCGGTGATGGTCAAGTTCAAGTTGGATGAATCACTGACCACGGAACAAAAGATCGCCGAGGCATGGAAGCTGGGCGAAAAGGCAGCAGACATGTGCGTTTTTCCGCCACCCAATGAACTTGAGTTGGAGAAGGTCTACATGCCTTACATTCTCTACTCGAAGAAGCGCTACGCAGCCAAGATGTGGGTGCAAAACAAGCAGGGCGAAATGGAGTTGGAGAAGGTGGACATCAAGGGTCTTCAGGTCATTCGAAGGGACCAGTCACCATTCAATCGCAAGGTCGGCAAGCAGATTCTGAACATCCTACTGGAATCCAACGACTCCACACCAGCACTGGAGTATGTAATGGAAAGGGGCAAGGAACTTTTGGACGGAAAGGTTCCAAATGAGATGCTCTTGGAGACCAGGTCACTCAAGGATGACGGATTCAGATCCGATCTTGGGACGGATCCATCGGTCTACGAAACCTACAACGCGTCAAAAAGCGAAAAAGAGCAGGTCAAGGTCTACAACAAGAGGAATCTGCCCCATGTCTGGGTTCGTGACAAGATGTGGGAACGCCAACCAGGTTCCGAACCGAGACAAGGAGAGCGGGTGAGTTTTCTAGTGTCAGACACCGGGAATCCAAAGCACAAGTTGTTCGAGAAGGCAGAGGATCCGGTCTACGTGGAAGAAAAGAAAGTTAAATTAGATTACAAATACTACTTTGATAAGTTGAAGAAGCCGGTGAATGATCTCATGGCACCTGTGATCGGCGACAGGGGTGATCCGTTGGAGAGTCTCATCCCCAAGATTACCACGGTGGATCAGTGTGAGACCAAGGAGCACATCAACAAGTTTTCGGCAAAGGATCTTAGGTCATGGTGTGAAAAGCACATCACCCTACCGAAAGGCATCAGCAAGTGGAAGAAACCTGACTGGGTCCACCAGGTCTGCGTCATCAAGAAGATCAACACGGCGACTGCGTTGGAGACCATGTTTTCCTTTGACAACTTTTAGGCGAGTGCAAGTTTCTCACCGATATAGTACTTGTTGTAAGCCACCACTGGATCGGGATCGTGGTAGGTGTCGGGCATGCAAAGCGGTACGGGCTCGACGTCCTCTTCTAGGTTAAGAACACCATACTGCGATTTTAGTGAAATATTGTGAACACATTCTGGAATATGCTCTGCCAGCCACCGGGCATGCTCCAGACTGGCGTGGGGATGCTTGTACCTGCGCTCGAACTCTTCACCCAACTCGATCGCCAAACGGGCAGCAAAGATGTAGTTGGTTTCCGCGGACCTCACCCAGATGGCCATGGGGTGATTGATGTTAGAGATGCGTTTATAGCCATGTTCGCCCTTCTTGTTCAGTGGACACTGGTTCATCCAATCACCACCCGGATGAAGTATGTGCCATGCTGTATACATCATCTGAGTGATTTCCAAAATCATCTTGCCCACATGTTTGTTGATGTGCCTACTTGCACAAACTTTGGGATCCCATGAAAGTAAAAAGAGGTTCATCGTCTCTGAAGTCCGACGGACTTCGTCGTTGTTTCCTGAATAAAAATTAATGTCAGGTCATAATAGATGAGTAGACAACAGATTGACATCACCGGAGCCCCAGGTGTGGGAGTGGACGCGAGGGCGCTTGAGTCTCAAGAAGAAAGGCTGCTCGGATTCACAAAGGATACAAGTGATTTCATAAAAAAGATCCAAACTGCATTTTTAAATCCGACAGTGTTATTTGTGGTGATTACATTCATTTTCATATTGACGATTGAAACCATGTGGGGGTCATACTTCAAGACGCAATACTCCAAGGATTTCGCCAAGGGTTCGACCGGGATTATTAGGGCGATGATCTATTTTTCGTGGATAAGTGGGACTATACTTGTTTTTGGTACTTGTATGTATTTGGCTGGTCCATTTTTGTTCGGAGACGTGTTTGGTCCAAAAGATCAAGAGATAATTGGATATGTCACAGGTTCATTAATTTTTGTATATTTCATAAATGCCCTTGTGACTGGTTTAGGCGGCGCCCCGACCTACACCATCCTTGGCAATTTTCTTGCCATAAAGTAAGATGATACAGGCAAGTATCGCATCATTGGCTATCAATGTTTTCATACTTGAACTCATTCCTTTCATTTATGTGAAATCATTTGGATGCCCGGACTACCTCGCCAGTGAAGATAGAGAAAATATGATGCGCGGAACAAAGTGGTTCATTCGTCTTCTTGCATTGGGTTTCTCACTGCTCATTGGTTTCTTCATTTTCGGTTCCAATGACATGACGAAATTCTACGTATACGCATCTTTGGGCGGAGCCGTGTTTGTGTTTCTCACCTTTTTTGGAATTCCCGTCGAGAAATTTTTGTTCTTCAAGACGGACAGCCTAAAAGAAAAGTGCAAAGATTTCAAACCCAAATTTAAATTGTCCGATAATTAGTAGATGAGTGACAATCAGCCTCGCAAATATCGCAGCATTGCCACCGATTATTTCAATTATTTCACCACTAGGTTAAGGAGATCAGATGCTCAGTATGACGCCCAGTTGTATTTGAATGCAGTTCCTTTCCTGCTGATGAGCATGGTCATGGTGATAGCCCTTCATGACTTTTTCTCCATGTTCCTACTTAGGTCCACCAAGAGTACGTGTAAGTTGATGGCGTGGGGCGGCGTGGGAAAGATTGTTTTCATTCGATGGATGCTTTTGATCCCTGCAATCTTTTTCACAGTGCTGTTCACCAGCTTCTTCGCGACACTTGCTGTAGAAACCTGCGATGACGGTGATAGATTCTGCATCATTGAATTGCTGAACTACAAAATGATTTTCGTTGGAATCGCACTAGGTCTGTTTATCATGGCCCTCTTTTATGCGTGGAAGCGCAGAAAGGAAGGTTCAGTTGAATATTTGTTGATCGCGTCATTGATGGACCCCAAGGGTGACGGACGCTCTAAGTTTTTGGACGAATGCAAGGAGTCAAAGGTGTTCAAGGACATTATGGCTAAGCAGAACACATAACACAGTCGTCCTTATTTTCGATTGAGCAAGCCGCCTTGGCGACAGGGTCCACGGTGAACTGCACTGCCCTTGCCTTCGGACGCGTCCTAAGATAATACATACCCGTCTTTAGCCCCTGTTTCCACGCATACATGTGCATGGATGAAATTCTACTCGTGTTTGGATCTTCCAAGAATAGATTCAAAGACTGAGACTGACACACGAAGCGCCCACGGTCGGCAGCCTGGTCGATTAGCGTCTTTTGTGACATTTCCCAGACCGTCTTGTACTTTGCCTTGAGTTCTTCGGGGATGGTTAGGTTTTGCACGGAACCATTGTCGCGGATGATGGCATTCTTGGTATCGTTGTTCCATATGCCCAGTGAGATCAACTCCTTAATCAAATGTTTGTTGATGACCACAAATTCACCAGCCAAGGTTCTTCGGAGATACATGTTGCTCGTGTAAGGCTCGATACACTCATTATTCCCAAGAATCTGTGAAGTCGATGCGGTTGGCATCGGTGCCAGAAGCAAACTGTTGCGCATTCCATGTTTCTTGACCTTCTCCTTGAGTTCGTCCCAGTTCTGGTTCAGTGGATACTTTGAAGGTTCCCACATGTCAAACTGGAGGATGCCCTTGGACGCGGGTGATCCCTCGAATGTCTCGTAGGCACCATATTTCTTGGCTTCCTCCATGCTCTCCATGACCGAACCATAGTAGATCGCCTCGAATATCTTGTGGTTCAACTCACGAGCCTCTTCGGAGTCAAATGCCATGTCCATGAGAATGTAGGTGTCAGCCAGTCCCTGAACTCCGATGCCGATGGGTCGGTGACGCATGTTGGACTTTCGCGCGGGTTCAGTTGGATAGAAGTTTCGGTCGATGACCTTGTTCAGGTTGCGCGTGACCGTTCGGGACACATCAATCAATGACTGGTAGTTGAATTTCTTGGTCTTTGGATTGACGAACTTAGGCAGCGCAATGGAGGCAAGATTACACACTGCAGTTTCATCCTTGTCTGTGTATTCTACGATTTCGGTACACAAGTTGGAACACTTGATGGTTCCCAAATTCTTTTGATTACTCTTTTCATTGCACGGATCCTTGAAAAGCATATAGGGTGTGCCTGTCTCCACCTGGCTGCGAAGAATCCTCTGCCAAAGTGCATGAGCATCCATGGTCTTCACCGCCTTACCTTCTTGCTCGTAGCGTTCATATGCTTCCTTGAAGGCATTTCCGTAAAGTTCAGGGAGATCCTTGGTGTCATCGGGCGAGAACAGAGACCATTTGCCACCATCCTGAACCCTCTCCATGAAAAGATCTGGAATCCACAGAGCCGAAAACAGATCTCTACACCTCGCCTCCTCATCGCCCTGGTTGAGTCTCAGGTCCATGAACGCTTCAATATCCGAGTGCCATGGTTCCATATAAACAGCGATTGACCCCTTCCTCCTACCAGCCTGATTGACGTAGCGCGCGGTGGCATTGAAGACCCTGAGCATCGGGATGATGCCGCTGGAGGTTCCATTGGTTCCCTTGATATGTGAGCCGTCACCGCGGACATTGTGGATGTGCATGCCGATTCCACCTGCCCACTTGCTAATCTGGGCACACTCATGGGCGGTTTTGTAGATTCCGTCGATGCTGTCATCCTTCATGGCAACCAAGAAGCACGAACTCATCTGGGGCTTGGGAGTTCCTGCATTGAACAAAGTGGGTGTTGCGTGAGTGAAGTATCCCTGGGACATCAGCTCATAGGTCTCCTTGGCTCTCTCCCAGTCATCCCCGTGAATACCCAGAGATACACGCATCCACAAGTACTGAGGGCTCTCTGTGAGTTTTCCACCAAGTCGTTGGAGGTAGGACTTTTCCAGGGTTTTCAAGCCGAAAAAGTTGATTTGCATGTCCCTGGCGTGAACGATGGCTTCATTGACCGTGGACCTTCCGATGGCTTCAATGGAATTCCACAGATCTTCGCTGATGATCTCGGCTTCCCTCAACTTCCACATGGCATCCGAAAAGGTCATGGGGATCTGTTTGCGAATACTGCTAGCCACCACCCTGGCAGCCAGGTCTTCGTATTCGGTTTGAATGGTGGACATCCCGACGGCTGTTTCGGCGACAAGGGCATCAATTTCGGTGGAATGGATCCCGTCATACAAGCTATCGATAACCTTTTGGCTAATGAGTTCTACATCGATAGCTCTCTTCATTTCTGTAGTCATTAAGTTCTTGAGGCGTTGTGTAATCTTATCAAACTTCATGACAACAAATGATCCATCGCGCTTCTGGATCTTCATTTTGCTAATACTATGGTTGAAATCTTTAAGAGCGATTTCACGGACGCTGGATGGAGTAGCGGTACACCTTAGTAACCGGGTCACTTGAACGCACGGCGGTCCCTCCTGGAGCCCTGGCGAGCAACTGGGTGGGGCGGTTGGTGTAAGTGTTGCACATAAACTTGGTATCCGGGGTCACGTGACTGGCCGGGAACTGGTTGTCAGCCGTCTTGGGCTTGACGTAAACAAAGGGATTGTGATCAATCACCAGGGGTTGCATGTCAGGAAAGCAGGCAGGCATCCTTTACTTATCAATAGCAAATAATTTTTCATACATACCAGTTCCAGCGCCATAATACTTGTCTGTCCCATGAATCCCGACAGATGTGTCGATGTCGCCCAAACTTTCGATGCCAAACTTGTAACATGAATTCATGGTTGGTAGACTGAAATCCTTCTGGCGTCTCATGCACCTGGTGAATGCCACGTCCTCTGGGAGTTTTCGTTCTTCATCGGTGAATGTTTCACATGCCTTGATCATGGCATCCTTTTTGCGAAGTGACAGACCTCCGTTCATGATAAACTCGGATTCACTCAAGGTTCCACATAGAGGTCCAATATAGTCCCATTCTAACATGTCATCACTTGGTTCCCTGAGAAGTAGGCAATCCATCTGAAATATGAGAATGTGATCTTCGCGGAACTTTTTCCAGAATGATGTATCCATAAGTAAATAATTGTACATGGCTATGTTCATCTTTTTAACATCTAGAACAACTGGTATAAATACACCGCCTACCTGTTCTTTTATGAATTCTATAACATTCTTTGGACCAACCACATACAAGTTCCATCCAGGAAGTTTATCAATGGCGTTTCTTATAACCAAAGGAAGCCAGTAACCACACCGCGTCTCCACTATAACCATGGCCTTGGAGCCTTGATGGTTGTAGGAAGCTTGAATATCACTGCGATCCACATACTTGTTCAGGAACTTTCCACAGTTGTATTCCATTCTACTAGTTTATTTCATTTTTTAGTTTGCGATTTTACTCAGACTCGTCGAAGCTAACATCGTCCTCTGTATCATCATCAACAAAAGCATACTCGGTGAGCTTCTGCGAAGGTGTGACCCTCAGCTGCTGAAGACGGATCGTGACACCAAACTTGGTTCCCACAAACCAGATGCTTGGAATGTGAACGATGGCTGTCACATACTGACCCTTCTCGAGCTTGTTGAGATCAAATGGCTCGCGGTCAGTGGTGAAAACCTGAGGAACGAAGGTGCCATCATGATTGGCCAAGACCTTGGTCTTGAAGAGGGGAGCATACTTCTCATCAGAAGGAGGTTTGAAGAGTGCAGTGTAGAGTGCCTCGCGCACCACGGTCTCATTCATAGACTTACCCAGGTAGGTCTCAGAGTTTTCAACGACCTTGGCTACCACCATGTCATCGAACTTCTTGAGAAAGTCCACAAAGGACGGATCATCAGCAGTCATAGGAAGACTATAAGAAGTCTTGCCGTCGTACTCATTGATTCCAAGACCAAAGGGAACCTTCATCTTGGGGAGCTGAATGTAGAGTCTAGAACCACCACGACCATTGAGGTAGATGGTCTTTCCACCATTGTTGGCATTCTTGCGAATGTCAGAGAAGGTCACATCAGAGAGCGAGAGATCAGAGAACTTGATAACAGAAGAAGTCATGTTTGTTTTTCGTACTTACCTTTGTTTTCATTTCTTTAAGTCGCTTGTTCAGGCAAAAAATTTGTGACCAATAAGTAAAAATGAAGGTTCCCATGTGGATGGTTGCTGTTGTTGCTATCATTTCTGCTATTCTTATCTGGCGTCGTACCCAGGAAGGTCTTCGACCCGAGTTCACCCCTCGGTGTAAAGAACTTTTGTCTTTGCCTGTTGCCAAGATCTTTCCGGATGCCTTGATCCCCGCTAACAAGCAGAATGCTCTTGCTAAATTCAGCGACTTAAAGGATAAGTTGGACGTAGAGGCGCTTACTGGTAATAAGTTGGCCACCGAGTGCCGTCTCATCGTGGATAACTTGATGAAGCAGCTTCGTGAGGATAACATGGAGGGGTTCTCGGATTCTCTGAAAAAACTTCTTTTGTAAGAGTAAATGATGAAGATGTTTGATATGCTCCTCCGTGATCCCAAGGTTATGGCTTCTCTCCAGGCCGCCCTCCTGTTCCTCATCGTGGCGAACCCTGCCACCTACCGTCTGGTTCAGGCGATCTTCGGTGGTCTCTTCAAGGTTGCCAATACCACAGGATGCCCTTCCGCCACCGGTCTGCTTTTGCATGCCGTGGTCTTCGGTCTCCTTTCCTATGGTCTCATGATGCTCAAGCGCCCGGCTGTGGTCGTGGTCACCGAGGAGGTCGAGAAGGCTGGTGAGATGGTCATGGATGCTGGCGAGATGGTCGCCGAGGATGTCGTTAAGGCCGAGAAGGCGATCGCCGCCGAGGTCATGGGTCGCGAGGGCTTCATGATGCGCCGCCGTGAGATGTCCAGTTGCATGAAACACTAAATTTTAATAGTAAGTAATTACAAATGATTATTATTACACGAGTTCTGCTTGCTGCCGTCCTGTTCTATGTGGTGTCCAATCCCGTCACCTACAAACTGGTCGAGAGTTTGCTCGGGCGTTTCTTCAAGATCGCCATGAACGGATCACCGACCCCCGCCGGGCTTGTGGTCCACACGGCAGTCTTTGCTGCCCTTTTCTATCTCCTTGCGCCCATGGTGTCTGGACTTGATGCCAAAGAATATCGCATGCTCATTGATGCCAAACTTGCCGATGCCAAGGATCGCAACGAGAACTTTGACGATGTTTTGATGACCCCTCTCAGGGTGGTTCAGCCCGAGACCGTCAAGGACGTTGAGGAAATCGAGGCCGTGGCTAAGGGCGAGTAAGCGTCTTTGCCGTCTTCGGTGTTTTTGGTGTAAATTTAATAACATTTGGCTTCCGTTTGCGTTTGACTTGAATCTTCCCCAACTTAAGTGCTTTCATGGTTGGGTCATTTGTCTGCGCAGATGGTTGTGTTGTTATTACATTTAGAGCAAATATCAGTGCCGCTGGAACAATAAGTGCACTCATCTTTCTATTATAGTTCATTAAAATCTCCCCCTTCTTCTCCTTTCACCCTTCAACTTCCATTTTCTTATCGGTCCCTTATCTTTCTTTTTCACTATAGCCTTTGTATGTCTCTTTTTTAGTGGAGCTTCTATTGGTATTTCTTTGGGTGGGACGTAGCGCCTTGGACGCTGCCGCGCAGTTCGAACAATTTTAGATAACAACTGGTCTGGCATCGATTTGCCTATACTTTTTCGGCACGCGAGATCCAAAACACACACAATGTCCCCGAAGGATGGCATCCTTACAATGAGTTGCGAATTTTATCGCAGTACCGATGTTTGAATTCTTCCTTGATGTGAACAATTCTACGATACTCTTCTGGGTCCACCAGCGCCTTCAACTGACGTGAAATGTTTGCATTTTCATCAATTTTAAAACAATAGTGTTCACGCATGGCTTGACACACTGGCCAGGTGGTCTTGCGCAAAAGTTGAACTTCCTGTTCGAGGTCACAGAGTCGCGGGAGAATGATTTCACGCAAGAGTTTCTGAACGTCTCTTACGTGGAATTCTTCGAAGTCCATTTCTAATCTAAACAAATAAATTATTGTTTAATATAAGATGGATACTATTACTGCAAAGGCGTTTTGGGAGATGGTTCAAGAAGAAGAGCGACTTAAACGCGAACGTGAACTCATCAATCTCCAGATTCGGGCGCTTCGTGCGCGGATGGCTGCGAACCAGAGGGCTCGGAAGGAAAGGAGGAAGGCATCAAGTTCAAGATCGTCGCTACGTCGTCGCGAGTCCCCTCTCCATAAATGAGAGCCATTCCCAAGTCGGTTCGTTCGGCATCGGGGTAGATCTCATCAACCATCTCCTTAATGTATTCAAAAAATGAACACTGGTAGTCAGTAAGTTCTTTATTCTCACCCCAACGCTGATAGTCGAGCCACGTTCTAAATTCATCTGGTTCGACCATGAGGTAGTGTCCGAATAGATATCCGGGGTTGAGTTCTTCCTCCGTTGGACGAGACCAGGTCTGTTGTGGTCTGGTTCGTCCAAGGTGATATTTTGTCCATATTTGACATATGAGTAGTGCCCATAGTCGCTTGAACTCATCATTCATTACTAAGTTTGTAGTCTCATGAAATCTTTAACATATTCCACATACCCCATTTTTGAGATCTTTTTCATGTGAGACATCACCCACGCCATAGAACTTCCAGAATGTAGATCCAGAAGTTTCATGTGATTAAGCAAAGGTTTTGCAGCTTCAGTATACTGAAACCCTGTCTCGTCACCATGTACAATAAGGTCGTCCCACAAATTGGCCTTGAACATCGCCTGATAGACGTCCAACAATAGGGCACGCGAACATTTGTCTGTGATATGGTCGAAACTCATTTCTGATTGGCTAGAGAGTTAAATCTTTAACACTCTTAGATGGAGATAGTCATAGCCGTAACAATAATTACTGGTTTTTTAGCATTCTACGGTTATTTCATCTATGTAGTCATTCGTGACACGTGCATATTCAACAAAGTTGAAGCGCTATAATCATTATCTAGGGTTCAATTTTCCCTAACAAATGAGTATATTAGTTAACTTAGTTGCTGAACGCCAAACCACCCATACCGGACTGGATCCGGAGCACGTTATAGTTCACGGCGAACATGTGCATGTTGGTGGTGATGGTACCACCGCTCTTCTGCACGACCTCGACCTGCGCGTTATCAATGCGCGAGAAGTTGCAGCTACCCGTGGGCTGGTGCTCCTCCGGCTTGAGCGCGAAAGAGTACGAGTAGATACCCGGGTAGGGGTTCCCGCTGTGGTGGTAGAAGGGCTGCACCTGGTTGAAGTACTTACCAGACTGCTCCTTGAACCGGTCCTGACCGTTGAGGATCAGCTTGAAGGTAGACAGAGGACCCACGGGGTTGCTGCCACCCGCGTCACCTTCCTCGCCAAGCCACTCGGAGCCGTTGACCAACATCCCGGGCCCACCAATAGTGCTGAGGGTTGCGATGGTGGCATTGCCAGCTTCGCGCGCAATCTCGCCAGACGCCACAGTCGACACGTTAGACAGATGCTGATCGGTGGTATCCCACATGTCGTTGCTGGTCCCAGCGGTACCTGTACTGGAGAAGCACCAGACAAGCTCCTTGACGGGGTGGTTGTAGGACAGACGCACCTGCTTGGTCCCGTTCGCGGTCACGGTGTCCACACCAGTGTGCTGCACCTGCTCGATCAGGTACTCGTGGCCCTTCTGGGCGAACCGGCGGCGCTCCTCGGTATCCAGGTACACGTAGTTACCCCACACCTTGACGGAGTTGCTTCCGAAATAGTTAGCATAGGTTGCAGATAGGGTAATATCAAGTCGCACTTCATGGTACTGGAGAGCGATGAGAGGGAGGTAAAGCCCTGGGTTGCGGTTGAAGAAAAACACCAGGGGCAGGTACACCTTGTTTCCAATGGCAGTAGACGTAGCCATCTTCCCGTACTGGAGCTTCTTGGCCTCATCGAGGTAAAGCTCCGAATACAGGCGCCACCACTTCTGGTAGTGCTTATCGATGCGCTGACCACCGATGGTCAGCTCGACATCAGCGACGGCACGCTCGGCGACCCACTCGCTGGAAGAAGTAGTTCCATCAGCCGACGTGGTGTTGGCTGAGGTAACCAGAGTCGCGTTGGAGGTAAGCTCCAGGTACATCTCACCGATGAGATCACCATTGCGGGCAACCGTCACGGACAGACGTGCGGAGTTCGCGGCCGTACCGTTCACGACCTGCTCGATGTTCTCCATCGCGAAGTTGGTGTGGCGCTTGTACACCGCCTGGAAGAAGGTCACCTTAGGGCTTCCAGTCAAGTACACATCCTGCGCACCGTACGCTACGAGCTGCATAAGTCCACCCGCCATAGTTTGCTTTAGTACTAATAGGCAAGAAAATTTTTCAACCTCCTGACACACGCGCCCTTTTAAGAAAGAAAAAATATGGGTAACCAAAAATGACCGACAGTGAGCGCGAGGAGTCTGAGATGTCCGAGGTGTCCGAGACCGAGATGCCCGACTTTTCACAGTTTCTCGAGGACGAAGATGAGACCGAGGATGTTGACCTGGGTGCCATCCTGGTGAACGCCCTGGAGACCGTCGACGGTGACACGGTGTGCAGCACCTTGGTGGGGATCCGTCAGCAACTTGAGATACATAACAAGATCATGGTGAAAATTCTCAAGTCCCTTGGGGATTTAAAAAAATGAAGCCCAAGTAATATAGACAAATGACGTCAGAGGCAAAGGATCTCGTTCTTCGAATGCTAAATCATGCCCAAGACAAGTCAATGGAAGAACTCACAGCTCACATCACCGATATCAAGCAAGGACTTGATGACCTTCGAGGCAGTGATTTGAGAAGTCTAATCAAATACATATTTAGTGTTGACATCAATAGTAGTGGTTACCTGGACAATGTGGGTAACGATTTTCACAAGAAGATCCATGGCGTCTACACTCAGAGGATGGCAGGGTTGAATGCCATCGAGACCAGGATCAAGAAAGATGCCCCAGAGATAGCCGATGAAGCCAGCATGGACATCAGGATCATCAAAAATCAGATTCAACAGGTCTACAAGTGGCTTGGGGCTACACACTCTCTGCAAGATTCCATGGAAAATCCATTGTCAGCCGATGGAGAAACCACGAAGACGATTGAGAACACCGAAGACCTTAATCCCTTTCAGATTCTCATCCTGGACTGCCTGAACGAATTTGAGAGACAGAGGCTTCGAAAGTTCAGGGACATGGTCTGCGAAGAGGTGATCACCGAGAAGGGTCATCGGACCATGGCCTGGAAGCCGGTGTGCACGATCCGCGAGAAGCTTCATGCGATAAGTGACAAGAACACGTCACCTGACCGGTGGAAGCAGATAACCAAGAGGTCATCCATGGCGAGAGAGGTTGCCACTCACCTGGAAGAGCACAACGACATTCAGTGCCCTGAGATCGTCAAGTACCGACACGCCTGGTCTTATCGAAATGGTGTGTTCATCGGCGACCTCGATGGAAATCGTTTTTATCCTTATGGTTCGTCTGAGATCGGAAAGTTGGATAGGAATTTGGTGACGGCACGCTACTTTGATTCGGACTTTGAAGACTACACACAGGTCAGGCACTGGTCTGATATTCCCACGCCCCACCTGGACTCCATCATGGACTATCAGGAGTGGGATGCAGATGTCAAGCAATGGATGTATATAATGATCGGAAGGATGACCTTTGAACTGAATGAAGCGGAAGGCTGGCAGATCATCCCGTTCTGCAAGGGTATCGCCCAAAGTGGTAAGTCGACCCTGTTGAACTTTGTGGTCAAGATGTTCTACGAACCCTGCGATGTGTCGGTGATGTCCAACAACATGGAGGAGAAGTTCGGTCTTTCTGCGATCTACAAGGCGTATGCATTCATCGGTCCAGAAATCAAGCACGATTTCAAGATTGACCAGGCGTCCTTTCAGTCCATCGTGTCCGGTGAGGAGGTCTCGATTGCCATCAAAAATCAGACGGCGCAGACCATTCAGTGGAATGTGCCTGGGATGCTTGCCGGGAATGAGCTGCCTGGGTTTTCGGACAACAGTGGATCCATCTTGCGTCGTCTGCTTCTGTTCAAGTTCTCCCGTCAGGTGATGGAGGGTGACGCCAGGTTGTGCGACAAGTTGTTCACAGAGATTGACAGGATTCTCCAAAAGTCCATCTTGGCTTATGTGGAAGCCGTAAAGAACTTTGGCGACAAGTTGATCTGGAACGTGGTTCCCAAGAAGTTCCACGAATGGCGAGAGCAGATCGAAGGTCAGCTGCACACGCTGGTGGGATTCATGAAGAGCCCGGCACTGCGCTACGGAGAGGACAAGCAGATGCCCCTGTCCTGGTTCCGCTCCAAGTATCGCGAATACTGCTCCAGCATGGGATCTAGGGCGCGCCCTTGGCAACAGGAGCTTTACGAAGGACCTTTCAGTCAGAGAAAGATTCACATTGGCATTGGAACCATGGAATGGAATGGAACGGTCAAGAAAGATCAGGAGATCCTATATGGAGTCACCATGGTTCAAGACGATGATTGAGAAAAAACATTGACCCTTAGTAAGAACGGCTTATGTCAGCTAACCGTTACATTAACGTTACTCCGCGGACTCCGGGACCCAATCTCGGTCTGCCGAGTAATCGCATCTTGCTCACCAATCCAGAGACGGGCAACGTTGTCCAGAGGATTGAGGCACCCCGCGACGAGAAGTGGGTCTTCAATACGAAGACCAAGCGCTTCAACCTGATTCCCAAGAACAAGAATGCGCCAAAGAAACCCGTGAGGAGGAACGTGCGCATCGAAGGCATCGGCTTAATGAACATCAATTTGAATGCGGTGAACAGAGTTTTCCCTGAGCCCAAGAACACTGCGGTCAAATTCTCACCGCTGCGCCCATCGCTGTTTGGACTCAAGGTGAAGTTTCAAAAGGATTTGAATTTGCGACAATTTTCGGATCTTGCCTATGATTTTGCCAAGAAGCCGTTTCCCAAGGGCGTGACCCGCGTCGTGATCAGAGGTGACCGCTTCCGTCCCTTGGTGGACATCAAGACCAAGGAGCAACAGAACCGACTCAACAAGAACCTCTTCAAAATCGTTCGGCGCATCGATGTCAACATGGGCGACTACAATATCCAGATCTTCCGCACGGGCATGCTCATGAACGGCGGCTACGAAAAGAATCCCATCGAAGTTCCTCTGAATAACTTGGACGGAAGGAAGATTTTCGGAAAGGCACTGGACACGATGGAGGACTTTATGAAAAAGTTTGTCCCTACCGAAAAGAGGGCGACCGAAGATTTTTTCATCACAAACTTCAATGCCGATTTCTTCGTCAATCAGATCATCACGGATCCGTTTGTAGCCACCGCCAATGGAAATGAGATCTATAAGTCACTCAAGAAGATAGTCAAGAACTCGAAAAATATTCCCAATAAAGTGATGGAGTTCATCCCCGACTTTGAATATGAGTTTGGGAATAAGAATAGCAACTTCATGCAGGAATTGAGAGAGTTGGGAGGTAAGGTTCCCAAGTTTCCTGACAACATCTATCTGAAGTTTCCGGAAGGAAAGGACAAGGATAAGAAGCGCGGCGGTTCTTATGTGTCGTGGAAGAAGGGCTACATTCGGTTTCAGGGCGTCGACAGCCTCACCAAGCTCCTGCTCATGATTCGCACCATTCAGAATTGGTATGCCATCATGAAGAAAGATAACCCCAAGGTCTTGGTCACCACCAACATTGCCGGTGCCAAGGTCAAGAAAACCAAGAAGATTGTGGCTACCAAGGAGAACATCGAGAAGGTGGGACGTGTCCGACTCAATGTCTATAAGGGCAGGGACGGGACAAACAAACTCAAACTGAATGACATTCGTTGTGAAGACACCACCAAGAAGGGCTACACCACCAAGCAGCTCAGGGTGATCGCAGCGAGGCGTGGCATCCCCGGCGCAGACAAGTTGAAGCGCGAAATTCTGTGTGAGAAACTTTTGGCTCTGGCCAAGGCAAACAGGAATCGCGCACAGGCTCGCGAGCAGGCAAAGGCACGTCGTCTCATCCGCCCGGCGGTTCGTCGCATCGCTGAAAAGAAGCGAGCCGAGCAGGCGGCACTGGAAGCCGAGTTCGAAGCCGAGGTGGCTGCCGAATTCAATGACAACATCAGTTCCGTTGAGTCAAATCTTGGTCTGCGTCAGACGCCTTCGCCCATGCCGACGCCACCAAGGACACCCACGCCGACGCCACCAAGGACACCCACACCACCCAGATCAAGGACGCCTACGCCAGTCGAACCCGTGGAGTATAACGAAAATTGGTTCAATAAGATGGAATCAAATATGGAATGTGTGGATCAACTCAAGACCAGAGGATATGATGTTCGTCCTCCACAAACCGCGCAGCAAAAGGGTGAGGCGTTGTTGAACAACATGATCGGAAGTCCAAACTTGAATCGCGAAACTTACCAAACATATAAGAACACACACAAGAACAAGGAGTGGTACATGTGGAATGTGAGCAAGGCACGAACCAACTACATGAATGCGCGCAGGGAGTTTGGCATCAACGCTGAACCCACCAAGAGAGCCTATGCCCAGTTCCGCGCCCTCAAGAATCTCGAAAATGAATATCTCGGTAGATAGTAAATGGACCCTCAGGCGGTTTACAACGGATTCGCTTCGATGTTCCGAAACATGCTAATTTCTATGACAGCCTCGATTGCACTGATCGGGTTCTCAGAGAAGTTTGAACTCATGGCACCTGTGGTGCGAATGATTGGGTTCACGGGGATGATGGTCGCGGCGTTCATAGGGTTCAAGACTTACCGCGACTTTTTGGACTACATTGATTCTATTGATGGTGAAGTTCCAATGGCAAAGCGGTGGCGCTCGTGGGCTTACACCTCGTTGTTCTACTCGGCGCTCATATTCACACTCGCTGTAATTTACCTTTTCAGGAAAGTAATAATTTTTTAACTTCAGGACCTTCGGCACCAGGTTTATTCGGAAAATTGATCACATACCCCTCGATGGCTTTGACACGTTCCATGTAGTGCATGGTTTGAATAACGTGTTCAGGTTTTATGGACGGGCATGCCTTCAATTCAATCACCCACTTGCCGTCGATGATGATGTCGGCGCGAATGACACCCACGATGTTCTTTTTATAGTAGACCGGAATGTTGACTTCGTGACTGTATGGCATCTGTTTTTCATCCAGTTCCACCATGAATGCTCGTTGATAGACATTTTCCAGATGACAAGGTCCAAGTTCACTGAAAATATTCTTGGCGATGTTTTTCAAAAACTTTTCCATTAAAGAAAAAGCGCACCTTATCATTAAATGCGTGTTACATTGAGACCACCCGTTGCCATCAGACCCAAACGAATTCCACCAAGATCAGATTTATTTAGTGCGACCACATCAGCCGTTACTGCGGGTGTGACCATCTACTGCACTCTCAATTGGTGGCACTACAGGAAAATTCGCAAGGAACTTGAAAAGCGATTAGATGATGACATTAAAGAAAAGAATCGTAATAAATAATAGTATGAGCTATGCACTCGGTGGTATACTATTGGGTCCATTTTACAAAGGTCGCAGTTCGATTCAGGCAAAAAGCACGATCAATGATGCCATAAGATATACATGGGTGGTTGGAAAGGTACCAAATATTAATCACATTATCAACACGATACCAGAAGGTGTCAGGTATTCCATTCAAGATCATCGTCCAACCATCATGCCTTATGACGGCGTTCACATCACCCTAAACTATCTGATCGAAGTCCAGATCCACACTCCCGAAAGTTTGGCAGTGAGACAAAATGAGATTCATCATAGGATCTATCGCATGAAACGATACAACGATCACATCTCCATGAAATATGATGCAGTGATGGAAAATAGACAATGGAAGATTCTAGAAGAATGTTACAAACTTCCAACGCCTATGAGTTTGGCTCTTCCCATCGAGGGAAATGTAAATACTATGTGGGAAGATCTGCTAGACTCCATTGCCATCAAGTATAACCTTGAACTTCAAGAAGTTTAACCAAGACTTTAATTTCTTCCTCGAGGTCATCACTTATACGTTTACCGTCCTTTTCCACGCGAAACGTATCGAGTGCATACCCATTCTGTGTGGTGATACTTGCCGAAATCACATTGATGCCCAGTGACACAAATATCATACTAAGGTCGCTCATGAGATTTGGATAGTCACGGAGTTTAACCCACACCCTCGTCTCTTTGTCCCTGTAGTGACTGAAGTAAACATCATGTCCCTCATTCGGATCCACTGGACACGAATCAAAATTAAATTCATCTTCGACCATCGTTTTAACTCTGGAACACAACGAAGTGCTGATGGGTTTTCCCGAGTAAGTGAGCATCGTATACTCGAGATCATTCTCGTTGTCCATGTTCCTCCATGCGTTAATCTGGAGACCTCTCAGTTTGTGCCCGAACCCAACTTCCTTTGCAAAGGGTTTGTTACATCCAGGGATGATCAGACGTGTCTTGTTTCCATCGCTGATGATTCTATAGGGTTGACTGCACTGAACAAGCATCTTTTCTTAAAGAATTAATAATATCTTTAATTAGTAGATGCAACAACCAATACACAGAATACAGAAATTGGGAACATTTGGTGCAAAATTGAATTTGAAATTACTCAGATCGAGGAAGACACCAGAAGACAACAGACGCATAGCCAGATGGGTGACCGGTGAGTTGGTGGATCTAGGACCGACCTTTGTGAAATTGGGGCAATTGATTAGTACGCGAAATGATATTCTTTCCGCCGAGGTGATCGAAGAGTTTTCCAGTCTGCAGAACGAAGTCCCTCCTTTTCAGGATGTATTGAGTGTGGTGGGTGAAGATTACGTAAAGGAAACATTTGGGTATTTCGACACCCGACCGATGGCGTCGGCTTCGTTGGGACAGTGTCACCGGGCCATCGCCAAAGACGGAACCGAGGTGGTGGTCAAGGTGCAGCGACCGGGAATAGAGCAGGGAATCATTGATGACATCGAAATCATAAAACAGATCTCAAAGATAGGTTATTTTTTCACTCGCGACTCGAACTATACCGAGTTCATGGACATCTTGGACGAGTGGAAGCCCCTAATTCTAGAAGAGATTGACTACGAAAAGGAAGCACAGAGCATGATTGAGTTTAAGGAACTTTTCAAGGAAAGCGACTGGGTCAAGGTTCCGGATGTCTTTCCTGAAATATCCTCGAAGCGCGTCTTGGTGATGGCTTACGAGCCTGGTGTAAAAATTGTAAATATCGAGGAGCTGAACAAGTTGAATGCAGACCTCGACCAGATTGCGTTCTTCGTGGTTCGCAGTCAGTTCATGCAGGTGCTTGAGAATGGGTTGTTTCACGCAGACCCTCACCCTGGCAACCTGGCACTGAACCCACAGGGTCAAATTGTATATTACGATTTTGGGTTGATGATGAAGATTGACCCCATGTATAAAGAAAACTTGTATTTGCTTCTTGAAGCTGTATATAAAAAGGATCTCGACAAGATCTACACGATGATGATCGAACTGAACATAATCATCCCCACGGGCGATCGTGCGTCGGTGAAGTCATTTATCAAGTTGTTCCTGAATTATGTAGAATCGGTAGATTTAGATAAATTAGATGTAGAAGAATTGAAGGCCATGGAGGAGGACAGACCGTTCCGTCTTTCGACCATGTGGGTTCTTTTAATCAAGTCCATCTATTCGGTGGAGGGCATTGCCAAAACTCTCTCGGAGGACATTGCCCTTTCGGATGTACTTGAACCCTATGCCGAGCAGGTACTCGAGGAGAGTGGACTTCTAAATGTGGCATTTTCGGAAATTCAACAAACCGCCATGAAAATACCAAGTTCCATACAATCCATCAAGAGCACCGTGGATGCTCTGGAGGCGAGCAATATGCGCGTGCGAAGGAGTATCACCGACAACGAAAAACTGCTGACGAAGAACAGGATTCTTCAACAGAGCATTTTGGTGTTGGTGGTTTCCACAATGTTCGTGGAGCAAAATGTGACCTACATATTTCAGACTGTCGCGTTCATTCTTTTTGTATACAGTCAGTTTTAGTTCTCCTCATCCTCACTGGAGTCCTTGATGAGCTTGGGGCGGGCAAACTTGTCCACTTTGGACTCGAAGAAGAAATCGAGAAAGTCCTTCTCCAGATCCTTGCGCTCGGCGTAGAGATCGGTGGAGCGCTCGAGTTCCTGCGTAATAAACTTGACCGCGTTGCGGCGTCCCTCGACCCGCCTATCCTTGCGGTTCTGAAGATAAGCCTTGCGCTTGTCGGTGAGCTTTCGCATGCGTCCCTGCATCCCCTCTGGAATCTTAAAAGGTGTCGATGATTCGGCACAGATTGTAATCATTGTTACTGATAATGGAGATTTATTTCTTTAATATTTTTAGTAATCCATGTGTGATAGAACTCACTGGGTGATTCCACCAGAAATGATACAGGTGGATGAAACCCAGGTATTAGGCAAGGGTAAGTACGGCAACGTCTATTTAGGTAATTGGTTAGGAACTCCAGTAGCAATCAAGCATTTTGAAGAGCATCTCCCCTTGGAGATCAAAAGCATAATACAACGTGAATTTAGCACCATGACACGAATTCACCACCCTCACGTGTGTCAGTTGTTGGGATACACAGAAGAACCTTTTCAGATTGTGATGGAATATTTTGTCAATGGAAACTTGCGAGAGTACATTGACAGAAACCCCACGACCTTGGCTGATCGAGTTGGTTTCATGGTTGACATTCTTAGAGCCCTTGTCTATTTGCACTCCCGCAAACCTGAACAGGTGATTCACAGAGACTTGAAACCTGAAAACCTTCTGGTGTCCAAGAGTGGAAAGGTCAAGATCGCCGACTTTGGACTAAGTAAGATTTTGGTCAGCGACAATACCATCTATTCGGATGGGTGGCGGGTCGGCACTGGAAAGTACATGGCGCCGGAGATGCGCGACGTGGAACCCTACAATGAAAAGATTGACATCTATTCACTTGGAATGATAACCAAGGAAATCTTCAAAGACATGAATCCACCACCCGAGATTGGTGAAACGATAAGTCTCATGCTTGAAAACAACTATAAACGTAGGCCCTCTGCCGAGAAACTATTAGAGTTCTTTTTAGCATATCATAAGAAAGTCCTTAACGAACGTCCCAAAACATCGTGTTGTGGCATCTACAAGACTACCTTGTAGACCCGTCTGGTGTCCTTGTCCTCCACGGACAAAATCTTGAACTTATCCGTCTTGACAAGTTTCACGCCCTTATTTGTCACGAAGGATTTCATGCGCTCGACCTCCTTGACAGGCATCTTTCTAGCATACTTTAACACCATGGTCTTGTTGCCGATGACGAACGCGGTCTCCATTTATATTAAAAAAATAAAATTATCAGATAAGTAAAGGGATGCGCATAAGACCCAGAGCCTTTCAGGTGGATCCAGATCATGCCATGAACACTTTGTCACTCGGCATATCTGTGTATCAGACCTATGAAAACCAGAGGACCCTAAAGTTACTGAAACGGATTCATAGGTATGGTTTCAGACAGGTGCTAAAACAGAGGAAACTTACTACGCCTCCAACAATCCTGAAAACTCCTCCAAGGAATGAAAATAACGTTTAATGTCCTTCGTGAAACGTTTGTCCTTTTTTAATTTTTCCTGATCTTCGTTGGTCCAGAGCCACGCAAGGTTGGATTTTGAATATTTAGTATCACGCTGATTGGGCGTGGGTCTGCGCGGTCGAATGACCTCTTTTCCTTTCTTTTCGGGTTCGGGTTTCTGTTGTCCGATATAAGCCAGTGCTTGCATCACCGTATCGGCAAGGTCGTCCTTCTTTTTATGGTTATTAAAGAAATCAAGCCAACTAGAATTAAGTGAATTCGTCGTGATCCACTCGCGGGCACGTTCGATGGCGGTGTTCTTTCGTTTGATGTATTGCTTTCGTCCGGGTCCGACGACATCCGGTATTTTATATTTGGCATCAAAAACAATTGTGTCCAAACCACGCCCACAGAAAAATCCATGAAGGTAATGTTCAATGGCTTTCATCTTTTTATTCCTGTCCGGTTGCCTCTCAATCACGACGGTCTTGGCATCTCTTAACCAATTTCTCCTTTCCAAATGTTCTTTCAAAGCGGGCAAAAGTCCACCCTGTCTCTCTGAAGGAACACTCGCCACCTCCCACTGAAAAATGCGTTTTGTGTCGGCATCCAAAAAACACATTGCCAAATTTTTAATACCGACATCGATACTTATCAACATCTTATTAAAGAATAAATATTACTATTCTTTAATTAAATGGGATGACATGTTGTTGGTGGTGTTGCCATGGAATAGATTCACAGATCTTGCGCCTACCATACAAACACGATGTGAAAACAGACCGCTTTTCTATGATGGGTCAGTTCTGTTCATGGGAATGCATGAAAGCATGGAATATGGATAGTAAAAATGTTCATTCACCCGAAATCAACCAGTTCATTACACTTTATAAAAGACGAGTTTTAGGAAAAGTTACACCCACTCGCAGGGCTCCTTCGCGATATTCACTAAAACTTTTTGGAGGTAATTTGTCTATTGAAGAATTTAGAAAAGGTTCAGAAAATACATGGGTTCAAATACCAAATAGTAATTATTATCCTTTGATTGTCAATAAATATAAAGAAATAACGTCTAAAGAAAAGAGAAAAGAAAGTGTAATTATAACAGAAGAATCTAAAATTGATGATATAAATAATTCAGAATCAACTACGGATGACCTAAGACTGAAACGACCGATCCCACTCAAAAAGGCGAAAAATAATTTAGAAACACTTATGGGATTAAAGAAGAGAACCAAAGAATAATAAATGTGGTACGAACAAGAAGTTGAATATGACACACGAGTAGTTGACCTTAAACAGGTTATGATGACGCCGGCGATATTTCGCGCCGTGAAGAGGGCGGGTGGCAAGGTCAAAGAGAAGGACTATGAAAAGGACCCTCATCCGGCACCCACCCCGCTGAAGGAAGACATCGCAAAGTTGGACTTTTTCGAGGGTTCGCCCGTAAAGGTCAAAGAGTATGGTGACTTTTACAGCATTATCGATGGTCGGCACCGGGTCGCGGCGATGTTGCTAAAAAACTTCAGGCAAATTTCAGTCGAGGTCATCACAGATAATTAATCTCACATTATACTAATATGTCTTTGTTCAATGCCGCGAAAAATGGAAATGTCAACGCCGTTAAGAAACTGCTGAACAATGGCGCAAACGTCAACCAGGCGAATGACAATGAAGGAAAGACGCCTCTGTACGGGGCATCCAAAGGTGGTCACACGGAGGTGGTGAAATTGCTCTTGGCGAAGGGAGCCGACGTCAACAAGGCGTCGGTGGGTGAGTTCGGACTTACGCCTCTGCACTGGGCGTCCCAGGAGGGTTACACGGAGATCGTGAAAATGCTCTTGGCGAAGGGAGCCAACGTCAACAAGGCGGACAAGGACGGAGAGACACCTCTGTACTATGCGTCCTACAGTGGTCAAACGGAGGCGGTGAAGGTACTCTTGAAGGCAGGCGCCGACGCCAACAAGGCGGACAGGGAGGGTATCACGCCTCTGTGGTGGGCGTCCAAGGATGGTCGCACGGCGGTGGTGAAGTTACTGCTGGCCGTCCGGGGCATCGACGTCAACAAGGCGGACAAAAAGGATGGAACGACGCCTCTGTATGCGGCGTCCAAGAATGGTCGCACGGCGGTGGTGAAGTTGCTCATAGCGAAGGGAGCCGACGTCAACAAGGCGGACAAGGACGGAAACGCGCCTCTGCTCTTGGCGTCCGATATGGGTCGCATGGATGTGGTGAAGCTGCTGCTGGGGGCGCCGGGGATCGACGTCAATCTGATGAACAAGAACGGCCAGACGCCTCTGTTCTGGGCGTCCTGGCAGGGTCACACGGAGGTGGTGAAATTGTTATTGGCTGAAGGAGCTGATCCTTTTAAGAAAGGCGGAGGTGGGCGGACTGCGTTGGATGTTGCAAAGACCGAAGCCGTTAAGAAACTACTGAGGGAAGCCATGGGTATTACGCTCCGGTGGAAAAATATGAACGCCAGTCAAAGAAACACTTTCAAACCCATCCTTCTCAAGCGCATGATCGCCAAGGGTTTAAAAAATGGAAAAAATGCAACCTTCACTGAACCCATCATATATGCGAACTACAAATACATAAATTTGAAACCTGTGAACAATAAGAATAAAAATATTACATCTTTCGGACTGGTGATCGATGACAAGAACAATGTCAAGTCTATTCTCGATTTGGAGGGGGCTAGGCGGGCTATGAGAAATGTTCGCGATAGAGCGAATCGCGAGGGAAAGACGGTGGAGCAACCACTACCCGGTATCATATTCAAAAACTGGGAATTGATAAATTTTACTCCCAACGAATATTTTAACGCGATGAAAGATTTGCAGAAGCTCAGTGCCATCAGGAAAGGCAAGAGGACCCGGAATAATCTTAAATCTGGGAATCTGAGTAGGATTCGGGCAAATGAAAAAAAGACGGCTGAGATTGCGAACCTTCGTTCCACCATTCGCAAGGCCAGTAAGAGATTAAATAATTTAATGTAATGTTATACTAATATGTCTCTGGTCAATGCCGTGAACCGAGAAAATGTCAATGCCACCAGGAAACTCCTGAACAATGGAGCCAACGTCAATCAGAATAACGGAAATGGACGTTCACCTCTGATGCAGGCGTCCTTTATTGGTAATTCGGAATTGGTGAAATTGCTCTTGGCTAAGGGAGCCGATGTTAATAAGGCGGATTCAGATGGAAACACGGCTCTGCACTTTGCGACCGTGGAGAATTATTTGGATATCACGAGATTGCTACTGGCCGCCCCAGGCATCCAAGTCAACAAGGTGAACAAGGACGGAGAGACGCCTCTGATCGTAGCGTCCCAAGCAGGTGACGATGAGATTGTGGAGGCGCTCCTGGCGAAGGGAGCCGATGTTAATAAGGCGGATAAGGAGGGACGGACGCCTCTGAACAGGGCGTCCAGCGAGGGTCACATGAAGGTGGTGAAGGTGCTGCTTGGCGCCCGGGGCATCGACGTCAATAAGGCGGATAAATATGGATTGACGGCTCTGCACAGGGCGTCCATGGAGGGTTTTTGGGTGGTCACGAGATTGCTACTGTCCGCGCCAGGCATCCAAGTCAACAAGGAGAATATAGCCGGATCGACGCCTCTGTACTTGGCGTCCTACTATGGTCGCACGAGGGTAGTGAAGGTGCTACTGACCGCCCGGGGCATCGACGTCAACAAAGCGACTGAGGAAGGAAACACGCCTCTGCATGCGGCTTCCGAGGAAGCTGAAACGGATATTGTGAAATTGCTCTTGGCGAAGGGAGCCGATGTAAACAAGGCGGACGAGCGCGGACGGACGCCTCTATATGTGGCTACGAGGGAGGGTCGTGTGTCGGAAGTAAGAGAATTGTTAAAATCCAAGAAAGTCCAAGTGGACAAAGCTTCATCGTTGGGATGGACGCCTCTCATGATCGCATCCCAATTCGGCGCACCTATTTGCGCAAGGGAGTTATTGAAAGCAGGTGCCAACGTTAACAAGACGAAGCCGGACGGAGTTACAGCTCTTCACATTGCCGCATTCAATAATCAAGAGGACGTGGTAAAAGAGCTTTTGGCTGCGAAGAATATCGATCTTTTCAAGAAAAATGATGATGGTAACACAGCGTTGGATGATGCAAAGTCCGAAGCCGTTAGACGACTACTGAGGAAAGCCATGGGTATTGCGACCCCGTGGCGAAATATGAACAACGAACAGAGACGGGGTATGAAGCCCATCCTTCTCAAGCGCATGATCGCCAAGGGTTTAAAAAATGGAAAAAACGCGACCTTCACTGAACCCATTATATATGCTAACTACAGTTATAGAACTTTGAAACCTGTGAACATTAAGAATAAAAATATTACATCTTTCGGTCTGGTGATAGATGACAAGAACAACGTCAAGGCGATCCTCGATTTGGAGGGGGCTAGGCGGGCTATGAGACTGGTGCGCGAGAGAGCGAATCGCGAAAATAAGACAGTGGAGCAACCACTACCCGGTATCATATTTAAAAACTGGTCTCTCGTGAACTTCACTCCCAACGAATATTTTAACGCGATGAAAGATTTGCAGAAGCTAAGTGCCATAAGGAAAGGTAAGAGGACCCGGAATAATCTTAAATCTGGTAACATGAACAGGATTGAGGCAAATCAAAGAAAGACGGCTAGAATCGCCAATCTTCGGTCTACGATTCAAAAGTCAAGGAGGGAACTAAATAATTTAATGTAATGATAATAATCACTAGTATATTTAGTATGACAGATGCCAAGCGGTTTTCCTATGACTAATCAAACCTTCATAGAAAGATCTAAACAAATACATGACAGTTTCTATTCATATGAAAAAACTAATTTTATTAGATCTCATACAAAAATAGTAGTAACATGCCCAATCCATGGTGATTTTAGAACAAAACCATGTAATCATTTAAATGGTTCTGGGTGTATGTTATGTGGTAGAGAAAAAACCACAAAAGCAAGAAGATTGAATCAAAAAGACTTTTTACAACGAATAAAAGAAATACATGAAGATACTTATATTTTTGATAATACTGAATATGTTAATTCAAGGACCAAAGTATCTTTAATATGTAGAAAACATGGTTTAATAAAAATGAGTCCAAGAGAACTTTTAAGTGGAAATGGTTGTAATTTATGTGGTCATGAAAGAACGCGTTTGGAAAGGAATGATTTTATAAAAAGGGCAAAAGAAAAACATGGAGATATTTATGATTACGATAAAACTTTATATGAAACAAAAAGAAAAAAGGTAATAATAACTTGCAAAAAGCATGGAGATTTTGAACAATTACCACTTCATCATTTGAAAGGAAATGGTTGCCGTAGATGTATAAATAAAACAGAAGGAAAATTAAGAGAAATATTATGTGAACTTATTCCAAAATCCGAAATAATAAGTGAAAAGATAATATTTAATCTTAAAAGAATGGATTTTTATATACCAGAATTATCTTTATACATAGAACTGGATGGTGAACAACATTTCAAACAAGTTGCTGGATGGACAAGTAATGAATTACAAATTCAAAATGACGTCAATAAGACAATAAACATATTAAATGATGGATGTCATTTAATACGTATATATCAACCATGGGTTTATGAAGATAAGGGCAACATAAAAGATATGATAACAGAATGTTTAGAGGATATTGTTGAAAACCCAGTCCAGTATATAGGACCTGATGGTATTTATGAAAAACATGAAAATTTACTTAGAACGTTTCTTAGCGAGTAACTTCTTTTGTTTATTGATGAAAGCCTTTTCCTCCTTTGTTAAACTCTTATTTCGGATGGCAACCACCTGATCAAATAAGGGATTTCCTCTTTGAAAATTCCATAAAGCCCTACTGGCATAAAATTCAGCGGTCTCGGGTGACTTCCACGCGGGAGTTCCGTCCTTTAACAGGATAGCTTTGTGTGATGTGGTGTATCGGTAGCGTTTCTTTTCGGCATACTCAGGATCCACCCTCGACCACAGATCGTAGTCACCGTAGCCAGCTTGACCAAAGTAGATCGTCTCGCCCTTGGGTGACTTGGCCATGAACTTCTTGACGGGATAACTGCTTCGTTCGACCTTCGCCATATATAATTTCCCAGGATAATAATAAGAATGAATCTTTACTTCATCGCATTTCTGTTCGCCCTGGTGTTCCTCATCAGCTACAAGCCCGGTTCCGGAACGCTCCAAAAGTGGTTCGGCGTCAAGGAGGGGATGCACCACGAGATGATGGAGGCACCCGAGGTCATGGCTCCTTCTTACAAGGTCACCAGCCGCGACGAGATTAACGCGCGAGAACTGGATAATATTTTTGGTATTCAACGATAAATGCTTAATTCAATCGTGAACAAAGAGATGATCCTCATGGCGCTCGTGGCTCTCCTTATCGGTTTCAGTTTCTATCTCTACACCGAGACCAAGTGGCTAAAGACATCTCTGTATGCCCTCGAAGATGGTCTCAAATACGTCCCAGCCCCCGAGCCCGAAGAGCCTAATAAAGAAGAGGAGACAGAGGAAGTAAATGGATCAGGAGACGCATAAGGCGATCACTGTCCTAGTTGCCCCATGTGAAGGAGATACGAGGTATTTAACCGTATGTGATAAACGTTGGGATGACTGGACATTTGTGACAGGTGGATGTAGAAAGCGCGAGATAGGTTGGCCAATACGAACAGCCCTTCGAGAGTTAGAAGAAGAGACACGAGGTGTCATTGCCATTTCGGAAGGAGCCTATCGATATTTTTATTTTGAAGATGCAGGTAATCCTGGTATAATCTATCACGTGTTCGTGATTGAAACCTATATACCACGGGAGACACAGTTGAATATGATTGAACGATTTAATCGTGAAAAGGAAATCACAGAAGAACGCAAGCGAAATCGTCAGTCCATCCGCAGGACCTATGATGAAAACAAGTATATGTCCTTCGATACGATGGAAGAATTTCAACGCAAGGACAAGTGGCCTCTGATCGAAAATCAGGTGTTAGCCAACGATGACTTTCATCGCGCGTTGAATCCATCGTTTCCAAAAATCCCATTTAATATAAGGAGAAACAGATGCGAAAATCAAAACAGGAACGTATCACAGAACTCAGAAACCTCTTAGGTCTAGATCCCGAAGATATCGAATCCGAGGAAGCCAAGCGCATCCAGGAACTTACCGAAGAGGAAGTGGTAGGTGAGATCTATCTTTTGAAAAAGTATGGACCCAAGAAAGAGGAAAAAGATGATGAAATGACCTTGTATTGTAACCTCATGTAGGCTTAAAAACAAAAGACTTAGAATACCCATGAGCTTCAAGAAAGAATGCGAGCAGATGGGATGGTGGTTTCGGTCAAAGCCGGAAGGTGTGCCGATCACTCACACACTGATGGATGGTTCGGGCGTTCTTGTCGTCCCCCTCCAACAGCGTGCGAGATTTTACGAGATATGTATGCAATGTCTGTCCAAGCGTGAAAAGTTGTTCATGGTGGAACAGACCAAAAGTTCGGACAGGTTCAGGATGTTCTTGGACGTTGACTATCTGACGACTGAAGACCAGGGTGCCGTCACGGACGAAACAATCAAACGATGGGCGATGCATCTTTATGAAGCATTCCCTTCACTGGGTCCGGTTCTAGTTTCAACGTGCACGCGCAAGCAAGACCGGAACTACAAAAATGGAATTCATCTCTCTTGGCCCCAGGTGACGGTGACGTATGGTTCCGCCATGAATATTTACAAGCGAGTGATGATGGAAATGAAAAACTTTGATGACTCCGTCCAGTGGGATAGTGTGTTGGATAAATCGGTGTTCAAGACCGGTCTCAGGACGATTTGGGCATGGAAGATCAAGCGTGAGAACAAGGAGATGGTCGTTCCTTACGTTCCACGTTTTGAAGTGAACAAAGATGGACTAACCGAGATCTCTCAGAGCAAGCCAACGGCTTCCATGCTCAAGCGATTTTCAATTTTGCCTCACGGAAATGAACCGAATCACTTTGCGGGAGATGACACGATCATCTCGGGTGCCAGTGTCGACGACGAGTTTGTCACTTGGATCAAGCAAGTGTACCCCAAACACAACATCTCCAAGGTGGAGAAGGTGATCCCAAAGAAAACACACTGGGTCATCACCACCACGTGCAAGTATTGTGAGTTCATAGGCAAAGAACATCAGAGCAATCACATTTGGTTTCTGGTGGACAAGGAAAGTCAGACCATCATGTCAAAGTGTCACGACGAAGATCACAAGGGTCTAAGTGGGCGCAAGTTGATGGTTCATCCCAAGATAATAAAATATTTGCAAAAATTAAACAAGGTATGATTACCATTCTTCTTATCATAGGTTTCGCGACACTTTTCATACTAGGTCGTAGGTCGGCATATTCTAAGCCTGCAAGTCCAGATCTGTGGAAACCCATCGAGGACTTGATGCCAAATCTTTCGCGGTTCAGGGACCTCGACCAAGAGACATATTCGCGTTTCGTGAAAGAACTTTCCAGAGCCAAGGAGGAAATGCTTAATCCAGATCTGACCATCCTAAAGGGTGCAAATCTCGAACGGAGTGGCATGCATCTAAGACGTGCGGCAGATCAATTTTCATCGCTGGCAGGGGCTCTTCCATCGGGTGACTCTGTCTATCACGATGAAATTGCCAGTCTTGCCGGAGAACTTGCCATCACAGGCGAGAGAGTTCTCATGGAAGCCGCGGAACAAACCAAACAATCTTACACGCCTCGTTTGTTAAATGCGCTTATTGATTGAAAAAACAATCCCATTGCCTAATAATGGAAACGAGAACTCGTTCCGGACGCGTGGTCAAGAAACCTACACTTTACACACCCGATGAGGTTGTTGAAGATGATTTTGATGAGTCTGATTATGACTCGGACGATGAGTGTTCCGACGTAGAGTCTATTCGTACAGAAGATGAGAGTGACTACGATGGTGCCGATGAAGATGATGATCTCGATGGATTTATCGTATCGGATGAGGATGAAGAATAGGTGCGCTCATCTAAAACATTAAAAACATACATTCATATTAAATCCTTCCCAATGGAAGTAGCAGTTGACAGCAATATACCACAGGGATTTGACATGGATGACGGAGGGGCTGCTCCCATTTACAGACCAAATATTCCAGATTTGAGACAAGTCGAGGAGGAAGAACAAGAAGATCAAGATGACGAACAAGTTCAGCCCATCTACTATGAAGTTCCAATGCCAAAGCAGGAGCGTCAGCCCGAAATTATCTACCAACAGGCGCCTCCGCAGCAGACCGATACAATATTCAATAGCATCAGTCCCTTGGTATGGATGGTGATTGTGTTCATAGGTTTCATTCTTGGATTTTTCATGGGGATGGGATCTGGTGGAAAGGGAGGTTCCCAGGCTGCACCAATCATCTTGACGACATCTGGAAGGGGTATGACCAGTGTCTAAAAATCTGAGTAACTAGTAGAAGATGGACGGGTTTAACACCATCGCATCCATTGCATTTGGAATGCTCGCCGCGTGGGCCATTTTGGAACAGAGGGAACCTTACATTTCTCTCCAGACAGATCCAGGTGACGATCCTTCAAAGTACTATGCCTCGCCCATGGAGGTATTGGGTGAAACGCTGTATGTAACGAATCCAGAATCGTTATATGCAGGGTTCAGTTTGGAACCAGGTCAACAGGTTCAGAAAATTCCTATTGGACCTGTGGTGGATCGTCTCGGAAATGTCCAGGAGATTCCAGGTCTACCTGCCAGAGATATTCTTTATCCCATAAGGGAAGATGTCAACTTGGAAATTGAGATGATACCTGTTCCAGGTTCTGGTTCAGATGAAGTTGAAGTGTTTCCCACTGCTTAACCGCTGAACATCTGATCAGGGTCCATCTTCTCCTTGCCCTTTGATGAACCCGAGGCTTCTTCCTCGATCGCCGGAAGGTTCTTCTTGCGCTCCTCCTCGCGCTCCTTGATGAGCCTGGCGACCTCCTCATCTGCCATCTTGACAAGTTCCTCCATGCTCTTGTCAGGGTGCTCCTCCTTGAACTTCTCAACCAACTCGGACGGGTGAGGGATAGGAGCCTCGTCGGGCTTGTTGTAGAACTTTGAGTTCTCGTCGCCCGCCTCCAAGTAAGGCATGCTTGAACCGGAAGGCTTGGCTGTCATATCCTCCTTGCGCTTCTCGAACATCTGCGCGGCATGCTTCTGGTTCTCCTTGTAACCATCCATGATCGCCTGAAGACGCTCGTCGGTATACTTGACGTTGTCCATCTCAGAGACCGGAGGAGGGGGGAGAAGAAGCCACTCGTACATGTTCACCACGTAGATGTCCACAGAGCTGTCCAATTCCTGAAGCTCCTTGGCATGCTCTTCGGCCTCGCCCTTGGTTCCAAATGCACCACGAATCTTGATCATGAACTCAGTGTGCTTGGCACCCTCGGCGGGACGAACCCAGCCACCATCAAGGTTACCGACAAATGAAAGGCATGCCCATGACACACCAGGAACGACGAGTTTATCCTTTGCAAGACGAGACATTGTACTCTAGTATATAATTTCTTCTTTAACTGTAAGATGTCACAGAAGATAATAATTTATGTGACCATATGGTTGCTCCTTTTGTCCTTTTTGAAGTTGGTCAAAGAACCCAAGAGTTTGGTGACGCTTAGGGAAAGGTACACTAAATTGCGTGAAGAGTTTTCCAAGCTACCGAGAGGTCACAAATATCGAAAGTTGGAAGAACCCATTCTATTGGTGGGCTATCACGGAATGCAGGGAGGGCTTTTGGGATTCAACACCAACAAGGGTTCGGAGATCGGTCTTTGTGTCGACGGGTGCCCCAACGAACTGATGCACGTCCTTCTGCACGAACTTGCCCACGCGACAGTCAAGGAGTATGATCACAGTCCGGCATTCTGGACGAACCTGGACGAACTCAAGGAATTCGCTGAGGGCAAGAAACTTTACAAGACCATCGAAAACCCCAAGGGATTTTGTGGTGCTCGCATCCATGATTAATTTTGTGGCTCAATATTAATATGGCTGACGTTGCCGCCGCGATGCCCGCGCTCAATCCCGCCGAGGCTGTGTACTTTATCAGTCTTTACTTTTTCAATTACTTTGTTCTCCAGTTGGTGAGCAAGGTCATGGCGCTGATGAACAAAACGGAGCCAGAGGAAGGTTCGGACGAAGAGAGGACTGCGACATTCCAGGAGTTCTTCACACTCTTGTTCTACATCCTATCGGTGATTTCACTATTGTTCATCACCCTTCAGGCCAAGGGCTCCAGTCGCCCGGCGACTTTCTCGGGGCTGGTCGTTGCATTGATTGCGGTACCGAGTTCTCTGGGTCAGTTCGATCTCTTCAATGATCCCTACTGGAAGTATCTGGTACCTCTCGGCGTTTCGCTGGTAACTAATTATTATATCGGGTAATAGCAGAATGGCGGAACCTTATCTTCCGACAATAAAGGATTTTAACTTTTTCTTCAAGTTTCTCTTTGCCTATTTCTTCCTCCAGGTCTGGGCGATTTTGATTGGTCAGGATATCCCTAAGGAAGACAAACGCACCAAGGAAGACTATGAAAAAGCCATAGCCAGGTTGGAAGCGAAACCCGAGGACGAACTTACGTTCTACGAAACGATCGAACTCAAGGCATCAAAAACAGCACTCGAGAGGATGGAGAAAAATCCCATCAGCGAAGATCAAGAAAAACTCTCCAAACAGCGTCGCCAGTTGTTCAAGTTCATGTTCCTCTCGGCGTCGATGTTCATTTTCGCATCTGTGATGATCGGGTTTTTGGATGTTCCCGCAAGGGACGTTGGAAACATCGCCGTATTTGTTTTCATCACCGCTTCCCTATTAAAGTATCTTTTTGATTACACGATCACAAATAGTCAAGTTCGCATGATCATTCTTTCGGGAATTGCACTTTATGTGGACTCTCTTCGTGAAACTGCCGGACGCATCGCCGCCCAATTTTAAAATCCAGAATAATAGTAATAATGGATGTATCGAGTCCAGGGTACATGTTTGGTTCTTGGGTCCTATGGTCGGCCCTGATCCTACCTACCATGTATCTTAACGTCAACAGTGACCCAAATAAGGCCAAGGACGAGATGTGGAAACGCATCGCCGTGGTTTTCGGTCAGGTGTTGCTCGCGGGAGGTGCATTTGCCGCAGCCCCAGCTGCCAGGGCACTTCTCATGAATCCCATACCTCCCATGGTGATGGGTTCTATGCTGTATGTTCTCAAGTATATCGAAAAATCAAAACCCTTTGATAAGAACGAACTTGTCAAATGGGTCGCCGTCTCGTCGCTGATCGCCACGATCGCCATCCCTCAGTTGATTGCTGGCGTCAAGAGGGGCAACTTCGTGGGCGGTGAATACTCTGGTCTCAAACCCGGGACGGTTGGCTACACAGTCGCGTCGTTCTTTGTTTGGGCGGTCATGATCTTGCCCATGATCAAGTCGCGATTCGAGAGCGCAGACAACAAGGTCGTCAAGGGTGAGCAGCCGGCAGAACTTTCAGAGGCAGAGAAGAAGATTGCAGATCTTCAGAAACAACTCGGCGAGGACAAGACCGGCATCATCAGTTTCTTTCCGATTCTCGCAAGACTTTTGGTCGTGGCTGCAGTGGCATCCATCCCACTCATTCAGTCCTACATCAGCAGTCCCCTTTCACCCGTGATTGCTATCGCCATCTATCTCGCGCTTCGCACGGCTCGTCTGCTTACCGACACCGAAGCCGCGGTTCTTGCGGCGGTCGCGTTGATTCCCCAACTCCAGACACTTGTGCGCAATCCCATCCCTCCGGTCATCATGATTGTCATGTATCTGTTTATGAAGAACATCGGCGTCAGCGAAGACAACATTGTGGGGAACACGGGAGTGGTTTCATTGATCCTTGCGGTTGCCTTCCAGGTAATCCAGGATTCCCTTCCGACCATTCTCAGCGCCAAGGGGGCAACTCTGACCACCGGATCTTCGTTCTATAACAATATCAGTTTCTTGGGTTGGCTCGTGCTGGCGCTTCCCAGCATCTACTTCTTCCTTCGCGGACGCAATGAAGTCAATGGTGATAAGATTACACTCCTTCCTTACAACACAACCAGGAAAGGGTTTGAAAGCATCGAGGAGTGGCAGAAGGATAGCTTTCAGTTTATTCAACTGATTGTTTTCTACCTACTGGCAGTTGGTATCCAGTCCTTCCGCGGTCTGTTCATGAATCCGGTACCTCCGGCGGCTATGTTGGGTCTGCTCGCGTTCACCATGTGGGTTCAGTCCAACAACCCCGAAGCAAGTTATCCGGATAATGAGGGACTGGCTGCCATCATCGCTGGTTTTGGCTTTGGTGCCAACTTCACCCTGGCCGACCCCGTGCTCAAGATGATCTTCAAGAACAGTGGAGGTGCACCGCCGATGGAGCCAGAGCCCGTCGTATTTCCTCCCGAACCCGTGATGTCCCCCATTGTGGAACCCGTCGCGGAGCCATTGGCGGAACCCGAAGTCCAGACAAATAAAATCACAAACACTAATAGTAATGGCAAACAATAGGTCGAAGGATGGTCGCGTGACGGCTTTCACACTTTTGTTCGCATTTGCAGTGGTTCTCGCTGCCTACCTCTCAGGTCCCGAGAATAACTTTTGGATGGCTCCCGGTGCCGTCATGTATATGGTGCTTCTTTTGGCGATCGCCATCCCCCAGTGGCCGGCCGTCGGCGACGACACCAATCTCAACAAGAACTTTGCTGTAATCATTGCGCTGTTTTTGGTTCCCACAATAATGGCTCCGGTTTTAGGCATCCAGACTAGCACCAACGTCTACAACTATTGGCGGTCTATCATGATTCCCCTCTATGCCGGCTATGCTCTTCAGAAACGCGACATGCCTGGCTCAGGAATCCTGGTCACCTTCTCAACCCCGCTGATCATGATGCTCTCTATGATTTTCAGTATTAATCCTCTACCCAACGTTAAGATCCCCGGGACCAATGTCTCCAACGAGTGAACCCAGATGCGTTCAAACACATATTAAATAATCCAACATAGTTATATAACCCAGGAGAATGGAAGGTACTTTTGATGAAACCATATTTGATCAAAAATATCTTTTTGATTACGAAAATCGCGTAATAACATCTTTGAGAACTGGAAACCCAGTGAAGATAATAGAAAAATATAATTCATACAGTCTAATTGATAATAATAAAATTAGACACATCTTTGGTGCAAATAAAATTTTTGGTCTTACAGCATGTCCGCCACCAGAAGAAGGTGAAGAGTTTTTGACTCTTGATGAATATCCAGATTATGGTTTCTATTACAATAGAACTACTGGAAAACTTCGTGTTTTTAGTAGAAACAGAACAGGCAAGTTTTTAAAGCCATACGGTCAGAGTGGTATCAGAGAAGAATATAAAGGGAAACAGGTAGGAAGATGGGTGGCTATGTTATATCCGAATGAAATTGTTCATCCCTCACCAGAAGATACATCTTATACAATTGATCATATTGATAGAGATCCAACGAACAATAAAATTGAAAATCTTAGATGGGCAACTAAAAACGAACAATGTTTAAATCAATCAAGACAAGTAAAAAATCGCTATATTCAAATATCACCATCAGGACTTTTTAGTGTTGTGATTACAAAAAACAAAGTAACATATCGTAAATGTTTTGGCAAGAATAGATTAGATGAAGCCATAAAATGGAGAGATGAGAAATTAAAGGAACTTGGTATTAAAATTGATCATATAGATAAAGTAGGTGAAAGGGGTAAATCTAATAAATTAATTGAAATTGAAAAACATATAGAAAAAATAAAAAACGAGAAACATAGAAATATTAGAATAAGTAATAATAATTTATGTGTTATGATTGAACGAGGCACAAGAAATAATAGAAAACTTTACCAAAAATATTTCCCACGAAATAAATTGGATGAAGCAATCGCATGGAGAGATGAAGTTGAAAAATCCATTCGGGCTCTTAAAGAATAAAAACACAAGGTAGGTACATTACAATGCCACCCAAATACGAAAAGAAGACCCTTCACCAACACTGTCTGGATAGGAGTGATGCGTACATTGGCTCGTGTCTTCCAGAAGACAGGGATGTGTGGGTTCCACAGGGTGACAAGTTTGTCAAACGTACCGTGCGTGTCTCCCCCGCACTGACCAAGGTTTTCGACGAAATCTTGGTGAATGCTTTGGATCAGAGTTCTCTGAATCCATCCGTTACGAAGATATCCATCGACGTGGATGAATCGGGTAGAATCACCATCGCCAACAACGGCATCTCCATCCCGGTGGTGATCCACGAACAGACGCAGGTCTGGACGCCCGAACTTATCTTTGGACATCTTCTCACTTCTTCAAACTATGATGACTCAGAGGAGAGGACCACTGGTGGGCGCAACGGATATGGTGCCAAGCTGACCAACATCTACTCCAAGGAATTCGAGATCAAAGTGGATGACCCAGATACCAAAAAGTCCTATCACCAAGTCTGGAGGGACAACATGCGCGTCTGTGCCGAACCCAAAATCAAGTCCTTCGCGGGAAAGACAGCCAAGGTGCAGGTCAGTTGGGTGCCTGACTGGGAACGCTTCGGTCTGAAGGGAATCACCAAAGACGTTAGGGACATGTTCATGAAGAGAGCTCTGGATGCCGCAGCATGGGTTCCGACTAAGTGCAAGGTTCACTACAACGGTGAGGTCTTGGCGATCAAGCATCTTCAGGATTACACTTCACGCTTCACCGACCAACCCTTGGCACAACTCAAACAGGATCGTTGGGAGGTGCTGGTATGTTCGTCGGCGGGTGCGGGCTTCAAGCAAATCTCATTCGTCAACGGCATCTGCACCGAGAAGGGAGGTACCCATGTGGATCACGTGGTCAATCAGATTACTTCGGACTTAGCCAAAAAGACAAAACTGAGACCCTCGCAGATCAAGCAGTGCATGTTGGTGGTCGTCAAGGCGGTTCTGGTCAATCCTTCATTCTCCAGTCAGTCCAAGCACGAATGCATGTCCCGCGTGCAGGACTTTGGATCCAAGTTTGAACCCACTTCGGCATTTTTGAAGCAGGTCAAGGGCGTTCTGGAACAGGAACTTTTGGCACAGACCAAAGCTTCCGAGGTTCGTGACCTCAAAAAGACCGATGGTGCCAAGAAGAGCAGGATTTCAGGCATCCCCAAGTTGGACGACGCTAACTGGGCAGGGACAGCCAAGTCCAAGATGTGCACACTGATCATCACTGAGGGGGATTCCGCTAAGGCTCTGGCTATCAGTGGGTTGTCTGTGGTCGGTAGGGATCAGTATGGCGTCTTTCCACTCAAGGGCAAGCCAAGGAACGTTCGGGACTTGGGGTCGAAGGCACTGACCGCCAACCAGGAGTTCTCCGACTTGAAGAAGATTCTGGGTCTTCAGCAAGGCAAAAAGTATTCCGACTTGAGTGAACTTCGCTATGGGAGACTGATGATCATGACCGATGCAGACGTGGATGGTTCACACATCAAGGGTTTGGTCTTGAACATGTTCGACTGCTACTGGCCCGAGTTGATCACCATGGGCTTCGTCGTGAGCATGATCACTCCGGTGATCCGGGTGAAAGGAGGACGGATCAATGAATCCTTCTACTCAGAAAGGGACTTTGTGAACTGGCTCGAGCAGACCTATCAAGGAAGGGTGCCACGCGGAGTCACCATCAAGTACTACAAGGGTCTGGGTACTTCGACTTCAGCGGAAGCCAAGGAATATTTCAAGGATCTTGGACGATTGACCGTGGGATTTGTGGCCGACCAAGAAAGTCAGAAGTCGGTGGGTCTGGCATTTGACAAGTCGCTGGCGGATGATAGAAAGCGCTGGCTTGCCGAACCGTTTCGTGGCGATCCCCTTCCATACGGCAAGGTGACCTCGGTGACCGTTTCAGATTTCATTCACAAGGATCTGATTCAGTTCAGTCACGCAGACATTCGGAGGTCCATTCCAGATGTTCGTGACGGACTGAAGCCTTCACAGCGCAAGGTCATCTACGGGTGCATCAAGCGCAATCTGACATCTGAGGTCAAGGTGGCCCAGTTGTCTGGTTACATTTCCGAGCACACTTCCTATCACCACGGCGAGATGAGTCTTCAAGGAACCATCGTGGGGTTGGCGCAGGACTTTGTGGGGTCGAACAACATGAATCTGTTGGAGCCATGTGGTCAGTTCGGAACTCGTTTGGCTGGAGGTTCGGATCACGCGAGCGCCAGGTACATCTTCACGCGTCTGTCCGGTCACGCCAAGGTCTTTGATGAGAGGGACAATGCCTGTCTGACCTACCTCAAGGACGACGGGAAGCCCATCGAACCGGAATACTACCTGCCCACGCTGCCCATGATTCTGGTGAACGGCGCGGAGGGTATCGGAACGGGCTTCAGCTGCAAGGTGCCTCCGCACAATCCTGTGGACGTCAAGGAAAATCTGAAACGGTTCATTCGTGGCGAGTCACTAAAGCCGATGAAACCCTGGTTCCGTGGATTCAAGGGGTCCGTCGCGGCTTCGGACGAAGGCATCTGGACGCTCAAGGGTACGTGGCAGGCGAGTGGCGACAAGGTCGAGGTCACCGAACTCCCACCTGGCACGTGGACCCAGACCTACAAGGAGTTTCTGGAAGGGCTTGTTGAGAAGAACGTCATCAAGAACTACAGCAATCACAGTACGGAGGAGGATGTCCGTTTCGTGATCACCGGCTACAAGGGATCTGCGCCAGAGAAGGATCTCAAGTTGACTTCGACGATCCGAAGCACCAACATGTATCTTCATGGACCCAATGGGATTGAAAAGTTCGACACGCCCTTGGACATCCTCAGGACCTATGCAACCGAGCGGATGGCACTCTACGACAAGCGCAAGAGGTATCTGGTGACCACTTTGGCGAAGCGTTCCGGGATGGCGATGGACCGCGCCAACTTTGTCAAGGGCATCCTCGACGGATCCCTCAGGGTCATGGGGCTGAAGAAGGCAGACGCCGAGGAGAACATGCTCAAAAAGTTCAAAAAGGTCGACGGAAGTTTCGAGCATCTCTGGGGTCTGAAGACTTCGCGCTACACCCAGGAGGCGGTGCAGGAACTCATGCAGGAAGCTAGGGTCCTACTGGACGAGTTGAAGCGGATTCAGGGGATGACCACCAAGGACATGTGGCTCGAGGATCTAAACCACTGAGGCAACCGAGGCTCTGGTAGGTCTTGCGCTCTGTTCTGCTTGTGGCAGACTTCTCCACCTATTGGTGGCTTTGTTCAGCAAGTTGGTCCATCGGGTTGTATGTTCCTGAACACTTTCATCATTTACTCTTTCAGAACTTGAATATATTTTGAATTTTCCATTTGCCATTTCAGGTCTCGCCAACTTATTCTGTGGATCTTCTTCGTCCATCATTGTCTTGTATTCTTTGATGATATCGCTCGGAACTTCTGGAGCGTGGTCGATGATTTTGTCGTAGTCTTCGCGGACCTTGTGGCAATATTCCACGGCATTCATTCGGTCTTCGGGTTCCAGGGAGAGTTCCAGGGAAACGTCACGGGCCAGGCGACTGAACATCTTGGACGTCTGCATGTTGGATTCGTACTGCTCGCCGCACCTCAGGAACTTGTGGACACTGGCAATCCCGGCAGCCGAAAGATTCAAAAAACTGAATACATACAAAAGTATTTGTGAATTTTCTTCTTCCGAGGAAGCCACCAGAGTTCCCAGCCCAGCCAGGGTGGTCAAGGCGATATTGATGATAGAAAAGTTCGTATGAGAAACGCTGTGGCGTACCGCGCATCTGTGATGGATCCACCGGTACCCCAGAGCCTTTTCGCCCCAGGACTTGATGAGTTTCTCCTGCTTCGGGTGCCAGCTCATGGCATTCTCGATGCGCTTTTGTTTGTCCACCAGGAACTTGGCTTCGAGGTGTTCTATGTGACTTTCATCTTCTGCGTCTGATGCCATCTACTTAAACATTACATTTTAATAAATAGAAATGAAGTTCTCTACCAAGATCGTTACTTTGGAAGACGGGGTCAAGGAGGTTGCTGTTCGTGCGGACGACGGAAAACCTTTGTTGGTTACACTCAAGGGAGCCCAGGTGGACTCTGTGGACGATGAGCTTCTTCTCAAGATTGATGATGAGACCGTGGCACAGTGTGAGGATGCTGTTCTGGCAAAGGCTAAGGAGTCTAAGGTGGCTTGGTTCGGTAAAGAGATCGCAGACTCTCGACTTGAAAGCGCATTTACTTCTTCTTTTTCTCTTGACGAGAATATCTTGAGCGTGCATAAGGCGGAAACGGTCAGGCTGTACGACGCCAAGCGGGTGTTGCTCGAGGACAGGGAACTCGCCAAGGACGATGTGGTCGATGTGGTGGTCCAGCTCCGGTCGGTGCAGTTTCTCCAGAAAAGTTTCGAGACCGAGTGGGTGCTTCATCAGGCCAAATTTAAGGCTGAGCCCAAGCCGAAGAAGGCGGTTGTGGATTTTTCGGATTGTCTTTTTGAGGAAGAACCAGAGTCAGAGGAAGAGGAGGATTTTTTTTAGTAAGTAACATTAAACGATATGAAGGTTAAGATGATGAAGACCGAGACCATGTTGCTTTTGGCTCTGCTCGTTGCCGTGGGTTATTTTATGTGGGCGAACAACGGCGCGATCCGCCGTGCCCTCGGGATGGCTCCCAAGGAGGGGATGATGTACAAGTCCTACTACGAGGGTTCCAATGTGGATGCGTCCATGCCAGCCCCAGTGAACGGTGGTTCTCTTTCAGTGCCCGCCGCGGCTGCCAACGGGATGGGGGTTGCCTCCAGCCTGCTCCCCCGCGATGTGGCGGCTCAGGAGGACTTCGGTGAGTTCGCTCCCGATGACATCCTCAAGGGTCAGAACTACCTGAACCCCCGTGCCCTCATCGGCTACCCCGAGACCGTCGGTGGTGCTCTCCGGAATGCCAACCAACAGATCCGCTCGGAGCCCCCGAACCCGCGCGACCCCGTCACGATCTTCAACACGTCCACGATCGTCCCGGATCAGATGCGCCCCGCTTTCGAGCTTGGTCAGGGTACCGCTTAGATTGATCTAGATTAATACATTTTAGAAACATTCAGGGAAACAACTCTGACTGTTTGTGAATTAAAGAATATACTTAATTTTTTTGCTATGAAGACTGTTGCGTTTGGTGAAAACACTATATCCGAAAGGGGTACAACAGGTTCAGTTCTTGATTACGCTTATTACAATGAAAAGATTCTTGGAAATAAGTCAATCATCATATACGATAAGAACTCCCCAGGTCATAAGAAAGATATGATAGACTATCTCGAAACTATGTTTCCAGTAGTTGCCTCTGATAGTTACAAGGATATTGATGATATAGTAGAAAAATACAAAGTTACACATTTTTATAAAATTAAGTACGGATTCAATGATCATGCATTATCAAAAATAGCAAAAAATTGCGTACACTGTGTATTTTCATGTCATGATCCTCACGGCGACGTATACGCATCTGTTTCCCCCTGGGTGAAGAATACTAATGGTAGATATCCATGCGTACCTCACATGATAAATCTTCCGCAACATGACAGAAACCTTCGCGAGAAACTTGGTATACCGTCTGACGCAACCGTTTTTGGTGGATATGGTGGCAGAGACAGGTTCAGTATAGGATACGCACGTCAAGCGGTTTATAACGTAGCTGTAAGGTACCCAAATATTTACTTTCTCTTTGCAAACTTTGACCAATTCTGTCCAACATTGCCCAACATCATTCATCTGGATACGATATACGGCAAGGAAAACAAAGTGGAGTTCATCAATACATGTGACGCGATGATGTGGGCAAGGGCAGATGGTGAAACATTTGGTCTCGCGATTGCCGAGTTTTCAACAAAGAACAAACCTGTATTTGCCACAAAGACGGGAGTTGATGATGCCCACGTGGAACTCTTGGGCAAAAAGGCCATCTGGTATAATCCACACAACATTGAAACACTTTTGATTTCATTTGATAAGATCAAGGACAAAATCAAAAATGACGACTGGAATGCCTATAGAGACTATGAACCCGAAAAGGTCATGAAGATTTTTGATGAGGTGTTTTTGAATGATGATGAAACAAATAAAGTGGTTTTTAATGAGTTGGAAATTGAATATTTTAAAAATGATTTATTGGCCATAAGTAGTATTGAAAAACAAACAGAATGGGAACCTCATATAACAAAATTTATGGAGATGTGCAATCATAATTTTAAATTAAGTAACGTAATCGACGTAGGTGCAAATTTTGGGTATCATTCTTTAATGTTTTCTAAAAATATAAATGGTAATGTTTATGCATTTGAACCACAACCACAAAATTATAAATTATTGAAAAATAATATTGAAAATAATAAAATTAAAAATATTATTCATTACAATCTAGCATGTGGAAATGATAATTTCAAGGTCAAGATGCCCATTGTGAATACTTCAAAAAAGGTAAACATGGGAGATTTTACACCAAATTACACCAACGAACATTATGAATTAATTGACACAAAAAGTTTAGATGAAATGGATTTTCCAAAAATAGACCTTATAAAAATTGATGTACAAGGATGGGAAAAAAATGTTATAAATGGATCCAAAGAATTGCTAAATAAATATAAACCCATACTCATTGTTGAATTCGAACATCATCAATTAATCAAAACAAATACTTCTTGTGAAGAATTATTCAAACTCATTAGAGACAATAACTACTACATTTTTTATTTAGAATACAAGTATCCTTCTGATCATGTATGTGTTCACAATGATAATCTTGAACACTTTAGAAAAATTATGAAAGATTATATAAAACAAAATACAACTAATAATAATCTAAACAACAATCTTGGTTATGGTGTTACCGAAAAAATAACAACAACGTTTTTGAATTAAAGAAATTGCACCACTGGTAACAAAACTATGTCAGACGGAATGCCGATTAGTGATCAGTTCAAGGAGGCGATTGCCGAACTCGAGGGAATCAAGACTCAATTAACGGAGGCACAAAAGGCAATCAAGGTGCTCAAGGAACGTGAGACCAGTTTGAAGACCTTCATTGGTGGATACATGAAGGCTCAGAAGATCGATGACGTCCAGACGCGTGGCGGCACCAAGGTCACCCAGAAGACGTCAGTCAAGAAGCCGGCGATCACTAAGAAAATCTTAATGGATGAATTACCAAATTATATTGAGGGAGGTCAGGAACGCCTCAACCAGATCATCAAGGAGATTGAGGATAAGTTAGAGCCCAAGGAGACATCAAGCCTTCAACTCAAGTTAAAGAAGAAATCTGAAGAGTAAATAGGTAACCAAAATGGTGGGATCTAATCTTCTTGACTACACCCCAATTGCTTCCGAGCCTCAGGTGATTGAGGATTATGACAATGAGGAAGAGGAAGGCTTTGTGGATCCAAATGAATATGAGTATGAAGATTGGATAGCCTATTACAGCGACGAGTTATGGAATAACTGGGAGTTATACAGAGAACATTGTTACGATAATATGCTTCCAGTGACACTCACGTTTTCCGAGTTTTGTAAAAATGAATACTATTGTTAGATTAAATGTTGGCAATTATTAGATATGGTGCGATTGCCAGACGTGACAAGTACAAAGGTCATTGTTCCAACCGTTCTCTTCGCCTTCCTGTCACCCGCCGTCACGGGTATGGGAGACTTTACAGATCGACTGGGAATGACCTCTGTGTTCGGTATCCTGTATATAATCATTCTTCGTGGGGTGATGAAATTCGTGGTTCGGCCAAGCGAGGTTTATCTCGCATCCGGAATGTACTTTCTTCTGAGCGGAATGACGACCGACCAGACGATGATCATAAGGAACACGTTTCTTTACTGGATCTTATTCGCGGTTATTCGCTCACAAAGTCCTCTCGAGTTCTAAAAAGGATGAAGTATCTCGTCGTGGGTCCCGGTGCCATGGGATTCTATGCCATCCTAGGCACAGTTTATGCTCTCAACAATTACGATAAAACTAAAGATCTTGAAGCAGTTGCTGGATCATCTGCGGGATCCATCGTGGCATTTGGATGTCTGGTTGCCAAGTGGGACATCATCAGACTTTTTAGAATCATTCGAGAGGCTGCTGATGTCAGTTCACTTATGCGACTGAACTTAAAGTCTCTTCTGAACAACTACGGTTTGGTGCCAGCAACCAGGTGGAAAGAGGTGTTCACAAAGATCTGCATGGAGTTGTCCGGAAAGGAAGATTTCACATTTCAGGAACTCAAGGATTGGTGCGGGCTGGACTTTTACGTGTCGGCATACAACATCACGTTGCAGAGGAGTTGTTACTTTTCACATCACACCCATCCTGACATGTCGGTGTCTCACGCAGTCTGCATGAGCATCAGCATTCCATTTTTGTTCGAGTCCGTGGTCTATCAGGGACATCGCTACGTAGACCTGGCAGCATTCGAAACGTGCCCACTGACTCCCTTCATGGGAAAGGACATGGAAGAACTTGTTTCAATTGAACTGGATCCTGAACCCTCGATGGAGAAGCCACCCCACATAGGGTCGTTTGTTGATTTCATACAACACTTTATCACTTCGATTATGAGAAATAGAGTGGTCTATGAAAAGCCTACGATCTACATTAAGATGAAAGAAGGCGAGGCATTTAATTTTTCTATGGACGATGACAAGAAAACGGAACTATTCTATCATGGTTATCTCACCGGAAAGCGGTTTCTCAAGATAGAACACGAAGAATGTCCCTCAGAACCAGAGCGGCAACCCCCACCATGAAGAGGACCACCATGTAACCCAACTCAGAATCCATCACACCCTCGACCTCATAGAACTCCACCCTGTCGGTGGGGAATATTCGGTCAGCAGCTTTCTCAGGAGCCGGCGGTGCCTTGACCGTTTCCTGAGGAAGCCCTCCGTAGGCATCATCAATGGAACAGTAACCTACCATTATTTAATATCAACTAGGAAATTATTTACAATTCAAGTGTCATCTTCCCCTTCTTGCCCCTCTTTTTCTTGGGAGCAGTAACCTCGACGTCCTTGACCGACTCGCCATTCACGCTCACAATGTCTGAGATGTCGTCCTCAATGTTGCCGTCACTTGACGGTCCCGCTGGCGGGCGAATCTCCTCCACGTCGCGGGTCGTGGTGGACTGGGGATTCATGAAATTGGACATCAGCGACGAAAGATCCATGCTTGGTCCCTGGACCTCCCTCCGGGCGACGGGTGGCGGCGGACGAGGATCCACGTTCCTTTCTTGGGCGCTCTTGGCGGTGTTTGCCACGGCAGACATCATGTTCTTGATGAGATCTGGATTCTGCTTAATCACGTCGTTCATCTGGGGCATCGCAGACTTGAACATCGAGTGGGTCAGATGGAACATCGTCGCCGATCCACCGAGCATCATCATCAACTTCAACTCAGGTGCCATCTTCGCCTTACCGCGATATTTGACGTAAAGTTCCTCGAATACATCATCATAGTCATCCACGCCGTCCATCACCGACTCAGACCATCCGTCCAAATGGATGTCCAGAGGATTGTAGCGCTTGTTCAAAAACTCGATTCCAGTCACACAGGCGATGAGCATGCGCCTTTGCATCTTGACAGACTGATCCACCTCGATCGAGTAGGACATCCTCTTGACCTCACCACGGATGTCGTGGATCGACGAGTGCATGTTCAGACGCTCGATGGAACGAATCCCCTTCTTCTCCAGGCGAGTGATCTTATTCAATAGGTCAGCCTTTTCGTCATCGATGGACTTGTACCCAGGAGAAGGCGCTTCGTCATCATAGCCTCCCTCGAGACCAACGCCACCTCCATAGTCATCAAACGCCTCACCATGATCTTCCGGCTCTTCCTGTGGCGGCGGAGGACG